AGATTTGTTATAAATGGAAATTGGGTGCCGACAAGATATTCATCTCTATCCACTCTTGCTCCAATATTTGTAACAACAGTTCTTAGACTATCCTCAGCAAAGTCAACTGACAATTTTAACATCTTCTTGTTTATTCGCTCAACAGTCTTAATTGTTCCGTACTTTATTTCAAGCTTCTTCTCAATTTCAAGAAACTCTGTAAATTCTATTTTTTCTTTCATTCTTCTATAATTCTATACATGTGATTATCTTCATCAACTTCAATTTTTTGACCAGGTTGAATTTTGATTGATGCAGAGCTTAGAACCCACTCAAGATAGGTTGGACTACCATCTCTCATTCTACAATATTTCTCCTCTTCACTCATTAAGCTATATTCTTCGTCTACAGCCCTGTCAAGCTCATCAATAGTAAATATAGATGATGATTCCTCAAGTCCATCTCTAAATTGTTGCCAAGATGGTTTTCTGTCATCTTCGTTCCATTCAATATCGTAAACAACCTTAGTCATTAAACTTTATTTTTCCAGAGATTAAATCTTCACGAACTCTCTCGATTGCCTCGCCAAGCCAGTTGTCGCCTTGCCATGTACTTCTGTCTTGTGCAAATGGATTATCTGCAGAAAGACCAATTCCCCATCTTCTATCAAGCGGAGATGCTTCAACAAGAGTTCTTCCCGCTGTGAACATAAGCTCATTGTACATATCCTTGTTCTGCGTGAACTTCGCAACATTTGCATCGTATACAATCTCTCTACAGTACTTGGTCCAGACATCATCCTTGAATCCCTTAACTTCTCTTCCGAACTGCTTCTGCTCCTTCGGGTTTGAAGTTGCCATAATTTTCTTTGCAGCCTCATAGTCGTGGAACATGAGAGCTTTCTTATACATCATGTATTGCTCGCAAGTTCCAAATTCTACTCCATCAATGATGAATTTTGACTTAGCCCAATTCGAAAAAGTGCCCCCCCAAAAGAACACAAAAACTTCTTTTTTATCTTTAATTTCCATTTTTATTTTTTTATACTTATTTATCTACATACAAATATACATATTAATTATGAAACAAAAAAGAAAATTATCATCATTTACACTAAGCAGTGATGCAATTGATAAATTGAGTTTAATATCTAACCAAGAGGGAGTTACTAAATCAAGGATTATTGAGAGTCTAATCAACAATTATAAGAGTGAGAAGAATGTTATGCATATTGCAAATGCAGCTGGACCCATCGAGCTTCCATTGGATGAAATCGCACTAAGAGTTTCTAAAATTATAAAAGATGCCTAAAAAATTAACAGCAGAAGAATTTGTTGTCAAGGCCAATGAGATTCATAACAATAAATACGACTACTCCTCAGTAGAATATCTTACAAATAAAATTAAAGTGACTATAGTATGTCCAGACTATGGAGAGTTCGAACAACCTCCTCATGGACACTTAAAAGGATATGGATGCATTAAATGCGGAAGAGTTGATATGGCTGATAAAATAAAAATAACAGTCGATGATTTTATTGATAGGTCTAATAAAATTCATAATAACAAATTTGATTATTCTTTAGCAAGTTTCAATGGGGTGATGGAAAAAGTTGAAATAATATGTCCAGAACATGGTATTTTTAAACAAGCTGTTAATGGCCATCTATCTGGTCGTGGCTGCAGAAAATGCAATCAATCAAAAGGAGAAAGAGAAATATATAAACTATTAAAAGAAAAAGGTGTACACTTTCTTACAGAGCATAAATTTGATGACTGCAGGAACATAAACCCGCTCCCATTTGATTTTTATCTACCAGACCATAATGTGTGCATAGAATTTGATGGCAAGCAGCACTTTATATCCAATAGTTATTTTAAACATGAGAAGTTCGAAGATAGGCTTATTAGAGATAAAATAAAAAACGAATACTGCCATAACAACAATATTCGTTTAATAAGAATTTCTTATAAAGAAACTTCTAAAATAGAAAATATAATATCTGAAATTTAATCTTTATTTTGATTTTACTTTTCCTATAAATACCATAAGTTCTTCAATTGCTTTAGTTGGGTCAATTAACATCATAATATAATTATCAACAGCAAAATTTAAGTGCTCTTCATTTGAAAAATCTAAACCATCTACTATTGAAGCTTTTGATAAAAACTGTTTTTTTAATAATGATTTTAAAGCCTCTGTTTTCAATTCATCATTTAAAATTTCTAATAATTCTTTTGTTTCCATTTTTTTTATTTAATTTTTTGGTTCTTCAATAATCATAAAGTGAGTGGCTTCTACAACTCTATTTCTACCTAAGTATGTGTCATCAATAAAATTATCACCATTCCAATAGTAAGAATCCCAGTGTTTATTATAATGCTTACAGTCTGGCACAAAACACATGTATCTACCTTTTTCAGAGGGTTTATTATCCTCGTCAATCTTAACCCACTCCATTATCTTTTAAATCTTTCGTTTCTCCTTTTTTCCTGCTTATCTCTCATGTTCTTCTCTAATAAGAACAAGAACACGATAATAATTACAGCAATTGATGCTGAAATCCAAATAGGACTCAATACCCACCACCATGACCAATCAATCTTACCAATCAACTTGAGGACAATAAAAACTATTGTCAATAGTCCAGCGAAACCTATTCCACCAGAGCTGCTGCTTGAACTACTATTTCCCATCTTCCTTATTTTTATCCATTAACTCATCAAACCTATCGAATTCATCAACTAATTTTGACAATGATTCTTTCAAATCTTTAAATCCACCTTCTTTTGAGATTTTTTGTTTTTCTTCATCAGATAACCTCGATGTCTCTTTGATTAAATCAGCAATTCCATCATCAATCTTATTACTCAAAGACATAGCTTGGTCTAATAGCTCTTGTGGTGTTGGTTTTTCTTTACTCATCTTCTTTTTTATTTTCGTGCAATTTACAAATTTCATCCCAGTCAACCACAACTGGCTCGTTGGCAACATAATACTGCAAGTTTAACACACTGCAGTTAATAAGTCTCATTATTTTTCCTGGCTTAGATTGGTCCTCAAAGTCCAAAATCTCCTTGTCATCAATTCCATAGGCCTCGTGAATATGTCCGAAGCTACAAATCTTTGGCTGAATCTCTGTAAGTCTTCTTGCAAGGTCTGCACACCCAACCAAGTCTCCACCTCGACATCTCTCAAGATGAGTTCCAGCTGGAGGGCCATGAACAACAACAATGTCCGTTCCCTCCTCAATAAGGTCCCAGTGCTTCTTAATATCCTCCCCACGCATTGCATTAAATGCCCATGAGTGAAACCATGGAGTCCAAGGACTTCCAAATATCTTTATTCCCTCGATTGTGATTGTCTCATCTTCAAGATAAATAATATTAGATGGAATTATCTCTCTTGGATTCTCACCTGGTCGAAGACTTCTATTTCTTACGTGACTTGGCTCAAACCAGAAGTCATGGTTACCAGGAATGAATATTTTATACTTATGAGGAAGAGCGCTGAACCAATCAAGAAATGACCGAACCTCAGACCTATCACCTTTCATTGAAATATCTCCACAGCAGATAGCCATGTCAGCATCGGGAATTGACAATTCATAATGAAACCCATGTGGGTCAGAAAAAAATACTATTTTCATTTTTTAATCTCTTTAGCCAGGTATTTATGTCCTGAGCCTGGTTTAACTTTTTCAAGCGCCCTATAAGCACTTGAAGATACATGCATGTAAGCTGGGTCAGCAAATAAACAAATTATGTCAAGTTCTGGCATTTGGTCCCACATAAACCGAATCTGGTTATACTCATAGTCAAAATCATGTCCATTTCTAAGACCACGAATGACAACAACATTTTTTTCAGTTTCTTCTTTTTTTTGTCTGACATACTCAGTCAAAAAACCATAATAACCCTCAACTGGCCTTGATGGAATCTGTCTCCTTATGTTTTCAACCCTTAAATCATTATGGGGAACATAAACAGTTTGTCTAAGATTTCCAATCTCATAAGTTTCTGTTATCTTATCTGGATTAATACCAACAGCAACTATGACATTTCCCTTTCCAAATATTCTCTCAGCCTTGTCAATAATATTTTGATGACCTATTGTCATTGGATTGAAACTTCCTGGATATATTGCAATTGTTTTCATAACTATTATAATCCTGAACAAGCGCCTTCGCCAAGCACCTCTTCCATTCTGTTTTTAATTTTTTGCCTCACCTCTTTGAATTGTATGCACAATTGACGAAGCTCATCGTCTTCAATGTTCTCAAGAGTCATCCAACCATCAATGGCGTAGTCAAGGCCCTCACTTATCATGACAGCCTTAACTTCTTCCATTGTATATTTTGAATCGTCAGAGAAACCCATTATTTTTTGCCTCCAAAAAGAATTTGGTCAACACAACCGTACTCCTTAGCTTCCTTAGCGGTCATCCAGAAATCTCTGTCACAATCTTTGTTGATTGTTTCATAATCTTTTCCAGTATGCTTTACAATGATTTCATAAAGCTCCTTCTTAAGCTTGTTTATTTCTCTAACTGTAATCTCCATGTCAGTTGCTTGACCATGAGCTCCACCAAGTGGTTGATGTTGCATATATCTTGCGTGAGGAAGAGATAACCTCTTTCCCTTGGTTCCAGAGCAAGCAAGAACATACGCCATTGAGGCGGCAATTCCAGTATTTACTGTTACGATGTCTGGTCCAACAAACTGCATTACATCATAAATTCCAAGACCAGCATACACGCTTCCACCTGGACTGTTGAAGTAAATTGTAATATCTTTCTTTGCATCAATTGACTCAAGATACAACAATTGTGCGTTCACAACATTTGCAACAGTGTCATCAATTCCCATTCCCAAGAAAATAATTCTATCCATCATCAATCTTGAGAAAACATCCATTGCCACCGCATTTAACTGCCTCTCTTCAATAATGTTTGGAGTCATTGCTTGTGGAATCAAAATTCCATTTGCCGCTTTCTTGTAGTCACCCATTGTAGTGGTTCCAATCCCTTTGTCTCTTGCGAAAAGCTCAAAACCCTTTGCTGTACTTTCGATATTCATATCTCTCTTTTTTTGTTTGTTTATTTAAAATTTGGCTCAACGAAATCAATTGACTTCAAAACCTTATTATCATTTTTTCTCTTAATAATCCAGTATTCACCAACCTTTTCATGGTAGCACTCAATTACATCTCCCATCTTATTTGGGTGTGTTCCCTTTGCATATGCTTCAACTGACTCTTGCGCTTGTTCTTCTGTGGAGCAAAACTTTGAGAAGTTTGAATCCATTACTTCACTGAAGTCTTCGTTAAACTTATCTTGTATTCCCGCAAAATGAATTAGATTACCCATAACCACTCTTAGGTCTGCACATGCATCTCTAAGTTCTGTTAAATCTCCTTCTTTTCTACCTCTTTCTTTTTCTTCTAATGAATTTATTATTTTAGAAGCGGCACTTTTCATTGTCAACGCAAAATCAAGAAGTTCTTCATCTGAACCAGATTCTGCTGCTTCAATTAATTCCTCAAGAACCAATCCAAGGGCAAGTTGAAACTTGTCACTCTCTGGAAACTTTGGCTCACTTGGAGCTTCTACTCCCGCAAGAGTTAGCCAGTCTGATATTCTTTTTTGTTCATTCATATTTTCTATCTATACTTAAAATTCTATGTTTTATTAATTCTGTAAACACCTTTTCAATTCCATATTCAGATAAAATTTTACTCTTATTTTGTCCACTTATTTTGTCAAAAACATATGAACTTACAGAAGCTTTATAAGCTATCTTAACTTTGCAATCTGTAGTCACTTCTTTATTATGATATATAGTATCAGAATACCAAGTATCAACTTCTGCAATCTCAAAATTATTAATCTCTAAGTAATTAATCATTTCATCTTCTGAAAAATATAATTCTAATTTCATATCAAAATCCTAAATAATAATCACTATGCTTAAGGTAAAACTTTGTTGCCTCAAATTTCTTCATGTCAAGCCACTGAGAAAATGAAATCTGAGATGTCTTTATTCCTCCAACATCTTTTCTAAAATCTTCTCTATATCTAACCTGAGCTTCTCTCATGTCTACGTTAAATCCAAGTGAAACAAATTCGAAAGAACGCTGTTCTTCTTGCATTTCTCTCTTATATTTTTCTACTTCAGAGTTTAATTTTTGCTGATGTTCTAATCCTTCAATCATATGCCCCTCAATTCTTCGATTACAAAATTTTCACCTTGAATTATAAGTGATGTCAAAGCCATCTCAGGATTTGACTTATTAATTAAGGCAACTTGTTTTTCATCATGATGATATGTGAACAAGTTATTAAAAACTTTCTGTACTGGCACCAATAATTCAAAATTAGTGTGAGGATTTTTCTCATGCACCAAAGATGTCATATCATGGAAAATAAAGACATTTTCTGGATTATTATACACAAATGAATAATCACTTGGGTCCATCAAACTTGTGATTGGAACATTGATGTCTCCACTATATATTAGTACAGCATAATCTTCAGAATCATTACCCGTGTCGAAGTGAAAAATAAGTCCAGAGTTAGGGAAATCATTTACTGGCCAGTGATGCTTTGTGGTATCAATCTTGGTAACACTTATTGCATCTTCTTCAATATACAAATACTTCTCAGTGCTAATTTCATATTGTTCTTCTGGATGTCCGCAAATATCTAAGTAACCCTTAACTCTCTCGGCAACTTCTGGAGTACACTCAATTTGGGTTTTTTTTCCATGAATGAAGTATCTTTCATAAACCAAGGTACTCAAACCATTTATATGGTCTTCATGAGTATGAGTTATAAAAACAATGTCAATATCACCTATTAAATTAGATTTTCTAAGTTTAGAGTAGGCTGTATATCCACAATCTATTAAAAAGACCTTTCCAGCTCTTGTATTTAGAAGTGCGCTCGCAGTCCCCTCATCAACATCAAAAGCACCACCTATACCAAGGAATGTAATATCAACAAGGCTTTTTCCAGTTCCACCAAGTGCGTGCTCAATCCCTTTTCTAATTTTAAATTTCGACATGTTTCTTAATTTAATTCAAAAGTATACAGAAAATATGATTTATGCAAATATTTTAAACTTTATCTACTAAAAATAAACCAAGCTTTTTCATGCCAAGCTCAAGGTCTTCTTTTAAGTTACTGAACATAACCATATTTTCTGGGCTTCCTTCAATTCTGTGAGTCACATATAAACTGTTAATCATCTTGCAGTGTTCAACAAGAGCGTTGAAGAGGATGTTTGGTTGTAGATTATACAAAGACTTCATATACTTAAATTGAAGCTCTGTACTATTAAATTTATCATCAATTTTCGCACCTATTGCTCCAGCACTTGTTAGTCGAGCAAGAGTGTAAGACAAATAAAGCCCAGGAGAGTTCTTTGGATTTTTCAACAAATCTAAGTCAATCTTTTTATCCTTAGTTGGCTCTATCTTCAATATAAATCCAGCAAGAACATTGTACACAAGATTCCAGTCATTATTAAATTCCTTCAGACAATCTTCTATTAGGTCATTAAAATATATCACATTACCATCTCGACTTGACATCTTTTTCTTTAACTTGACAAGGCCCAATCCGATATGATTGGTGTTCGGATAAAATTTCTTTAAATTCTTAAAGTGCCCATTCTGCTCATGACCAGTTAGGTAAAGAGTCGGGGCATCAAGAACAGCAGCAAGAGCTATGTCTTGATAAAAATAACTTGTGGAGCCATCGCTCTTAATCCCAACTATTTTTTCTTCTCCAGTATTAAAGACATTTGTTCCAGCATATTCTCCTTCACCATCCTCAAGTTTATCCCCTAAGTAAATCATGTGTGACGCATAAAACACTTGAGATACGTCAAGGTCAAAAGTTTCACAATATGTTTGATACATTTTATAGGCCTCTTGTTTCTCGACAGCACCCTCAAGAGTATCACCAAGTATAGATATGAACTCTTGACCCACATCCATCGACTGAAATGCTTTGGCAAGAATAAAGTTTGACATGTGACCAACGTGAAGGTGTTTGTTTAAGTTTGGACTAAATCCATCTACATATCTATATTGTGAGAACTTTTCAAAACACTCAGAAATATCATAGTTTTTTGGGACCAAGATGTTAGTATATCCACCTTTGCCTTCTTGGATTTTAAATCCCCAGCTATTTGCCCACTTTACTATTTTAACATCTGGAGTTCCGTAAACACAAAACCCAAATCCCAATTCTGAAGGAAGTGTTCGAACTTCGTTTATATTAATCTTTTCCATTAATTTGCTTTTTGTTGATATTCTGGCATTTCACCGAGATTTAATAAATCATTTTGAGCCATTTTTATTATGTACTCTGAACGTTCTTCATACATTCCAATAGCCTTTATGCCATTAACTCCCTTTTCAAGTTTTGGGTAGAAATTAACCGCTGTACCTATTGTCATGTGAAATCCGAAGTATGGCTTAGCTGGAAGACCGAGCTCCACTCTAATGGCACCAAGTTCATCTCGGTACTCATATGGAACGGTGAGCCACCAGTCAACATAATTTCCCATCCTATTCTTAATTCCAAGAAATGGGTCCACATGCAAGTAGATGTCAATTTCCTTCCCATCCCACTTAGCCTTAATTTCTTCCCACTTACCATTTGTATCTGATGCTCTATCATTGATAATAGTTACGTGAGCTCCTCTAATTGGTCTGTGAAGCGGCAAGTTAAATCTTTTCTTGAAAACCAAGCATAATAATCCGCAATGCCTTTTTCGCCCAAATTAAGGTCAGGCTCAAGAACAACCATAGCAAATTTCTTCCACTCAGATTGACGACTTTGCTTGTTGGTCACCTCCTCTGGGTCGAAAATTATTGTTCCTGATATTTTTATGCAATTTTTCATAATAAAAAATAGGGCTCAAAAAGCCCTATTTGTAATACCTATTTTAAAAAATATTACTTAAGCTTTCTTGTATATGGTCCAAACCCCCTTACCCTCTGTATTGAATACAGCGAAATTATCTTCAAACATTAATATGTGTCCTGTTATTAATGTGAAATCCATGTTAAATGTTTTTCCAATCACATTAAAAATAGCACCTTCTTCAGTTGGAATAATAACAATGTCAACTATAGTTGTTGTATCATTATTAAAAACAAGATTTCCCCCTAAATAATCACTCTTTTCGAGAAATATGCAGCTAATCCCAGCAATTCTTCTTCCATTTGGAAGAATAATAACTTCATCGGTAGAGCAGGTTCTCACTTCAATATCATATCCTGACACTAAACTTGAACCAACGATATATTGAACCTTCGGCTCTCCAGTGTAAGATGAATTTTTATTTGCTACATAAGACACAAGATTATCTTGTGAATAAGAAAGTGCTCCCAATAGCAAAAAGGCGAGTAATAAAATTGCTTTCATTTTATATTAGATTTAATTGTTTCTCTGCTGTTTCTTTTACAAACTTCATATCAGCCTCAAGACCTTTGAAAGCTCCCATGATTCTACCAATATTATTGGCACCACCATCAATAACCTCTTTGACTTTAACTTCAATTTCTCCCTCAGACATTTGAGCAGGGATGTATGAATTAAGAATTTCAATTTCTCTATCAGATAGAGAAGAAACCACATCTATTCCCATCTGTCTCATTTTATCCATGCTCTCATCGTTTCTCTTTAGCATTGACTTACACTTAGAAACGACCTCTTTATCATCTGGAGTCTTTGTGTTCTTTGTGAGCTCACCTCTTAGAAGACCCAAGAAATCTTTTGTTTCCATGTCCTTAGCCTTGTAGGCAGCCATGAAATCACTGTTTATTTTTTCAATTAAATTTGACATAATAGTTTGATATTAGATAGCGAAATTAAAACAAAAAAAGTAATTAAGCAAATAAAAAATAAAATTTATTCGTCATTCCAACAAAAACACCCAGATTCCGCATTATGACAAGAATTACAAAGTCCAATAAAAACATTTATTGCCTTTCTCATTTGCTTTTCACTCATACTCGGAACCTCTTCCCTAAGCCTTTTAACAAGATACGGATATTCTAACACAATCTCACTCATGCTCATTTCTCCATCTGGAATGATTATCTCATCAATAGAGTCATCATCCACAGACCACACAGCAATTTCACCATCACTCATGAACATCAGGTCCCTCTTATCAAGAGGTTCTTTTAAAATATGAGTCTTGAAGTACTTGAAAAATTTATTTCCAGGAACTTTAAATAGAAGTGTATATTTTTCAGACAAACCACCCATCTTAACTTGATACTGAGTCTGAACACACATTCCAGCTCCGATGCTCTCATTCTTAAAAACCTTGTAGTGAGTCCGCATGTTGATTGATTCATTCTGCACTATATTTCCAATAGCACTCAGCAAAATGTTTACTCTATTTACAGCAAGCTTGTGGTCTGGCCTAAGCTTAACAATAAATTCGTCATGTGAGATGAATACGAAGTCGGATTCTAAAAACCCATAGTCTGCAATTAACTTATCAACAATAATTACAATGTTTTGATGTTGTGTCTTTTGAAGTCTCTTCGGATTTGTATTTCCAAAAACATATTGCCTAAATGATTTTGACTTAGCAAGGGTTTGGTGAATGTCGAGTGCAATGCATAACTCCTCCCAGCTCCCAAATAACTCACCACTATCATCATAAGTCTTTAGAGCGCTGTAGTTAGCTGCCTTAAAATCTATTGAGATAAGATAAGTATTATCATTATTTCTAAGCTCATCCTTGGTTCTAAGTTTAGAATCATTAAAAGTGGCCTTCTGAAGATTTTCATAAGCAGCTGTATTCAATAAATAATCCCTCAACTTTGGCAGGGCGTAGTCAAGTTTATATGACTTTGCGCTGGCATATATACCACCAGCCTCAATATCCCTTTCATATTGCTCAAACTCCTTAATTACACCGCCAAATCCAGCATAAAACGGAGACCTCATCAAAGTCTCTGCATAATACTGGTGATGCTCCTCAACTGGAAAGTTCACCTTAAACAATTTTTCAAATTCCGCTATATCTTTCATATAATTTATTTCTTATAAAATTCTTTTCTAATTTTGATAAGAGTTTCATCAATTAATTTAGTTGGAACTTCATCTGGCAGACCACTATCATCAAATAGAACAATAAGGTCTTCCATTTCTTTCTCAGCCCAGGTAATAAGCTCTTCAAGCTTAACCCTACCTTTTCTGATGTCGAGAAGCTCTTCTCTATTAGGCCTTCTGATAGTCATAGTTCCAGTCTCTGCAATTTCTCTTGCAATCTGCAGCAATCTCTTGCAGTGCATAAGGTTCTTGCCATCATACTGTTGACCATGCTCCTTGTTATCAACCCATCGCTGCTCATTTCTGTTAACAAGCCAATCTTGATAAGAATTATAATCTTTGCAATGAGCTGTATAGCCATCTTTGTTATAAACTATAATGGCCATAACTTCTTCTCCCTTTGGAATTGATGAAAGTCTAAGTTGATTTGACTCAGCTACATTTTCGCCAACACCCGTCTTAGCAATACCTTTATATCCAAGACCAACTGTTCCACCCCCTCTTTTATAGTGATTTTTATTAAACTCCCTATCGTCCTCACTTTCAAGTTCTGAAAAACAATAGTGAGCCTTGTGGTCATAAAATAAGGCATATACATCTCTGGCATTTGGAATCTTTGAGATACCACAAAACTTTTGTTCTCTCCCAGTTTCCTCAAGCCAAACTTTAATAGGCTTTGTGCCATAACCCTCGATTACATAACAGAAGTCGATAGGCTCCTTACGAGTAACTCTATCTTTTTCCCAATTCTGCATCTTATCCATTCCTCTTGCCTTCTGAATTTGCTTGCGAGCATATCCAGCAAATGAACTCTTACACCTCTTTGTTAGAAGCTGGTCCCTCATGTCAATCGCATGTTGATATACTGGATGCTTTGTAATAATGCAATCCTCTGGACTGTAAAATAATTCTAAGACTGTTGGGTTATTGCTGTGAGCAAGCTCCAGGAACCTTCGAATTTCAAATCCAGTGTAATCTGCGTGAACTCTAATTTGGTCTTTATATTCAAAGTCAAGTCCATATAAGTATTCTTGAGGAAGTATATATACAAATGATTTATCTATATCTGACTCTGGAGTGTTTGTCCCATGTGCCTGAGAACCAGTAATAGCCTCAAATAAGATGCAATTATTATCTTTAAGAAAATGATAAAACTCAAGGGCTTTTTGCTCCTTGAGTTTCATTTCATTTTCCTTATTTTTTAAATCTTGTTCAATTGCCTTTGTCATACCACTTATACGTAACAATTTAAAAAATGTTTCATGAATTAATCTTGTTCTGGCACGTCTGGAGCAAAATCCTCACCGCTATCTCTATAGCTTTCGTCAGAAATTTTATCTCTATAATCCATTTCTTCCTTTGTATTCCAACCTAAGCCTTCTTCTGATTCACACTCTTCATCAATTGAATCTTCATCATCTTGGGAAATTGGAACCAGACCAATTCTCTTCGAATTATCTTCTCCCTTAAGCGTGTTATCCTTAAGGTAGTGAGCATTTCTAATTGTGTTTACAGTCCTAAGCTCATGCTCAACTTCGTTGATAATCCAATCAACATCGTAATCTACAATATCAAGTGTGTCAACTTTTCTCATAATCATCTTAACAGATGCAAAAACATGAGAACCAGTTAATTTAGAATCATAGAAAAGGTCAATAATTTTGCTATCTGTAAAATTCTCAGCAGATTTATGAGTTTTTCCATATTGAAAATTATGTCTAAGAGACTTCAAGATGATGTCTTTAATATTTTGCTTTGTAATTGTGTCGAAAGACATAATTTTATCAAAACGTCCTGGTCTTTGAGCTGCAAGGTCAAGAAGGTCGATTGAGTTTGTTGTTGCAATAATACCAACTCCAGGACTAATCTTATCAGTGCCATCAAGTGCATCAAGGAATGTTCCAAGTGAGCGTGAGAATCCACCCTTGTTTCTTGAACCAAGTGAAAGGTCAAGGTCATCAAATATAATTAAGCATGGAGAAAGAAGTTCTGCAAGCTCAATTTTCTCTTTTAGAGCATCACACACAACAGTCTTAATGATTGTAACACCATGACTCTTCAAAATGTTTGAAATAGCGAGAGTTGATTCTGTCTTACCAGTTCCTGGAGTACCTGCAAACAGGTATCTCATAATTTCACCCTTCTTCTCGAAAAGTCCAGTAAAAAGCTTAAGGTCTTCCATGATTTCCTTAGGAAGATATATGTCACCATAATCTCTCTTCTCAAGAGCTCTCTTATCCCATGCCAACTCATTATATGGCATTATGAAATAAGAACCCTTAAGGTTTGAGTGAGCAAGCGCTCCATAAACAATTTTTTTGTATATGAACTCTGAATTCACATAGGATGACTTATTTGATGTAAATGAGATTGAGCTCACCCAGTTCCCATCAACCTGAAATCTTGATAAAACAACAAAGATAGAAAATTCATCTTTGTAATCTAAGTCAACCTTATAATTAATGCTTCCGTTAGCTCTCTCTGGAAGATTCTCAACATAATTGTTTCTTCCATCAACAAATCCACGAACTGTAAACCCTTGTTCCTTCTGCATTTTTTTTCTATCATTTAACACATTGAAGTAGTCAAATATAATCTTCAACATCGGTGTGTTAATTTGTTGACTATGATTTAATCTTGCAGAATAATCATTTTTTACTTCATGAAGAACATCCTTCTTAAGTTGTTCGAAATTCATTTTATCTTCCATACTTTTTTTGTTATTTATTTGTCGCTTAAACTCTCTAATACTTTTTTAATTTTATAAAACTTCAGCTTTAAATGTATCCATGTCAAGATTCATTCTATATGAAGCCCCACTCTTACCATTTCTGTTTTTTATAACCTTGACTGTAAAATTATTCTTTTTTCTCCAGAACAGCAAGAAATTTATCAATTTTTTCCAAAAACTTTCTCTTTCTCTCTGAACACCTATGATATAGTCACTCTGCTCAACCAAAGACCTTGAGTTATTCATAAAATCAATCAAATTTTTGCTCATAAATTCATCAAGATATTTTTTGGCTTCCTGAGAACTTTGTATTTCAATAGCTGGCATATCAACTTGCTTAATAATAATAGGTGTAATTTTTTGTGTAAGAGCAAGAATTCTTGCCGTGGAAACCACAAGCTCATCGTCTCCTGGTCTGACCTTATTATTCTTAACGAATTCAATAATGTCAAAAAACACATAATTAAGAACACACTCATCCTTAACTTTCTTAATAGTATCTTCAACAAACTTTAACCAATCCATTTCTCCAGGAATTTGATGCGTGTCGATGACTGCAAAGTTTCCATTTATTTCACCTGGACTCTCCTCATGCTTAAGAGCAGATTGCATAAAGTCATAAATCTTAATAGAATCGTGTGAAAATGAAAAATATAATACATTTTCACCCTGCTTCATCAAATCAATCGCTTGAGCAACTGGGAACATTATGCTTTCCTCCATAGGAAGGCATACAACAGTTACAACATCATTATTTTTTAAGGTCTCAGCTGTGTATAATTTTTTAAAATCATTCATTATTATAAGGTTTACAAATTTCTACTACTCTCTTACAAGTTGGAACGTCAAACATTCCAATGTGTGTATCTTCAATTCTCAATCCAAGCTGTATTGAAAGCCAAATATAAGATTTTTTTCGATAAGTTGTATCTGGCATATATTTGTCAAACACACTCTTTATCTTTTTCTCTTTCCAAAGCACATCAAAATATTTATGTGCCTCTTTCTTCCAAAATCTAAGCTCATTATTAGCAAGCCTACCAAGTGGAGTTGTTGTTTCTGGGTGACATCCAACAAAACTATCGCAAAGAGGGAAGTTCTCACATGCATGTACTGGGCCGAAGTCTCTACCATTGTATATAAAGGCGCTACTCATGTGTAATTGCGACTTTCCTTGGCAATATGGACACACTAAAGAATTATTCATTATTTTTTATTAAGTAAAACTATTTCATTACCCTCCCAGGCCAGTATTCCAGCATCACACTTGTACAATACGGTTTGAGAAGTAACAACACTGCAATTCATCTCTCCAACTTTCTCAAAGTCATTGGTTCGATAGATTTCTATCTTGTCATCCACTGGAAGGAATATCATACCATCAGTTTCAGCTTTTCCTCTACTATCAACATTAGGGAAAAATGCGAAGTTAGAAAATGAATCAATGTCACTACTTGATAATTTCATCTTAAGCCCATCAATCTTGAAAAACTTAAACCTAACCTTACCTTTTTCAATGTATTGAATAATTCCAACATTCTTATCCTGATACAAACCGTTTAGGTGAGCAATTGGGGATGATACAATTGATATGTTTCTTCCAGAGTTGTAGAATATATTCTGCTTTCCACCCGAATTGTGAATAAAGCCATTTTGATTATTGAAACCTTTTCCATATACACCAATATGCTCTGTTATTACGGTTCCAGCGCCAACTTGGTCGATAAACAATTTATACATGTCATCTGGACCTATGACAATTAATATGTCACCCATCTGAGTTATTATGTGTCTATCTGGAAATGTGAAGTTCTTCAATACTTCGGTTGAGCCATCTTTCTTATACTGCCATAGCTCATTTCCTTTTTTCATTAGAATATTCTCATTTCCAATGAATACCTTATCCCACTTTGACTTTTCTAATCTGTGCTTGAGAGATAAATATCCCTTATTGCTTGAGTCATAAATGATATATTCATTTTTTGTCTCGACAACACCTTGTTTATTAAGAAAAAAGATGTTTACAACTTCTACTCCTTGATTTATCATTGTAATAATAAGGTCATCTTGTTCATATTTCTTAACAAGAGATGGTTTTGGCAATGGACTTGTAGCTATTATAGAACTGTCAACACCTGTGAGAGATAATAAAAATCTTTCTCCACCAAGATAAAACTTCTTGAACTGGTCCATAAAGTTTTTATCCTGTATTGGCTCGTAACACTTAGGTATTGTTATATCTGGGTCACCAATAAATACTGGCAACTTATGAATCATCCTGTCACCAATCTTCTTATACACCTTGTGCATTCCTTTAAATGGGTGCAGAAATGCAAGCATATTAAATGTTAATATGGACAAGGCGAAGTAATCACTTTCCTTCCCAACTCTTCCTTGATAGTAATAATCCCTTACTTCATCAAGAAGAATGCGAGAATGTGGAAATCCTGGAGTCTCATAAGAATCTGTATCAATCAATTTTATTACACCCTTGTCGTTTACAAGAATGTTAAATGGATTTAAGTCTCCAATTATTACATTCTCATTATGAGCATACTTAACTGCAGCAATCAGTTTCTCAATGACTTTCATTTTTAATTTCTTGTCAATACCATGAGTCTTACAAAAATTTTTATTTGACAAATTTGCAAGTTGAAAAAAGCTTTGGTCAACATATTTCATCGTATATCCAATAACAACACCGCTGGTGTCATATAATAATTCAATTGGAGCAACAAAATAGTTTGGGTCAAGACCAGATAAGAATTGAAATTTCTTGATGTTTATGGGTTTAATTCCTGGGTGGTAAATTTTAGCAACCGTACTTGAATCTACCTCATACACAGTTCCTTCTCCTCCAGATGCAAGTTCCTTGCTTGTTTGAATATCAATAGGCTTACCGTGAATATTTTTACATTTAATTACCGACATGTTTTTTATCTTTAATGTTATTAAACCATGAAATTACTTGATTTCTTTGATTGTTATAATCACCATCGCTTAATTCAAATGGAAGGAAACCTTCAATGTTTTTTGTATACTTAAATCTATTTCTAACAAACAATGCAGTTTCGGTTATTTTACCAATTGGTATAATTTGATGCCAATTCTCTTCTTCATCACCCAGTACAAATAAAAAAAGAGTATATTTACCAATTTTAATATTTTTAACACCAAAGAAATCACTAATATTTTTAGCTTCTTCTTCATTGTTTATATATATGTCTGGATACAATCGTACAGGATATAATTCCATTTTTATTCTTCTTCTGATTTAAAAATCAATCTTATCATGCTGATGTCATCTCTGTGGATTGTTTTGTACTTTGACTTAAGTACATTCACCTTCTTGGATAACATAATTTTATTATTGCACCACGTGTCATCTATCAATAAAAATTCCACTGGGTCAACTTCCACTTCTGGTGTCTTAAAAGTAAGAATTCCATCTGTTGATATGCTTATGTCTTTTGGGTCAATGAATTTATTTACCTTAACATGCTCATCATACCAGTGGTTGAAATAAGTTCTATCAAGTCCAAGGTCAACCAAGTCATAGGCGATGTAATCTGGCATATCCTTATATGTTGTTGGATGTGTGAACTTAAACCTATCATTCTCCAATATGATTAAAGTTCCATCGCAATGAATTACTCCATCACCAACAGTTAGTGTTAGAGCCTCGCCATGAACCTTATCATATATAAGCATTACAAAAGTAGCAAGCATGTCATTATCTTCCAGGTGAAGAGAAACTTTAATTTCGAATAACTTCTTAACAAAATTTTGAACAAAGTTCTTAGCTTTCTCCTCTATTGTATTTCCAGCCATTGCCCCCTCACCTATTATCTGCTTAAATATTTTTCCAAATAGTGATGATGCAAAGTGTGAGTCATTTCCTCCGCTGCACCCATCGAATACAACTCCAAGAAAATATCTACCTGAATCTCCAGTGTCTATGAAATCTTCACAGAAGATTGGGTGGTCTTCACCCTTACGAATAACTGAATGAATTTTCATCTTAAAACTTCATTTAAAAGATTAATTCCTATAGTTGCCCATGTACTTCTTCTTTCTCTAACTGGGATATAATGCGTTGAGTCATTAATTCCAGGAACAAATAATAACATTCCAATTACAGTTAATACAAGAATTATAGATGCTACAATCCAAGCAAACAAAAGCCATGCTGCTTTTTCTTTATTTTTATCCATTATATTCAATATTTAATACCCACTGAAGAGTTTCGATTTCTTTCTTAAGAACTTCATACTCTGATTCTATTTTTAGAAAATCAGCCACATAAACATCTTCTCCACTTTGCTTCTGCTCAATAGAAGAGAAATAGGCTTCCTCAGCCTGCTCAAACTCTGGAGTAAGCTCTGCAATTTTTTGTAATATTTCTTCTCTATTTTTCATTCTTCTAAAAAAAAGGAGGACTACACCGTCCTCCTTTAGATATAGTACCTATAAAATTCTCTTAGAAGTTAGGGGTAGAGATAGCAGTGCCACCTCCACTTGCAGAAGATACAGAAGAAGAGATGAAATTAATCATTTTCTTGATGTCATCTGCACTATCAGCAATCGTTGCTACATTCTTAATCCCCATGTCTTCAGCAGCTTGCTTGAAGTATCCATCCATTCCTTGACCAATTCCAAAAAGAATTGCTTCAAAACTTGAGAAGTTTCTCTCCTCCTTAAGAAGATTTGTGATGATGTCCTTAACATCAGAAGGCCTGCATTTTGAGGCATTGTCATAACCATCAGTGATTACAAAAAGAAGAGTCTTGCAGTTTACACCTGCGCTCTCAAGACCATTTCTATAGTCAAGAGCATTTGTGAGAGCAACTTTTGTTCCTTCATAAAGAGCTGTCATTCCTCCGATAGATTTACTAAAATCAATGCTTGGAACCTGACTGATTGGTTGGAATCCACTTCTAACTTTTACATTAGATTCGAATTCAACAATTGATACGAATAATTTTTCAGAAACGTGAGACTTCTGCATTCTCTGCACAAACTCATTCATCCCCTTGTTTAATTCGTTTACATATCCACCCACTGAGCCTGATACATCAATGGCGAATACAGCATTAATTGTGTCTTCCACTTCTACATCCTCTGGATTAAAATTTCCGAAGTTGTAATCAAAGTCCACATTGTTATCGCTTTTATTTTGCGTAGCTGAGTCCATAATAATTTATTTTTTTTGTTTATATAAAAAACCTGGGGAACTATTCCCCAAGTTGATATTCTTATGCAGTAATTGGAGTACCTGACGTTACAGAAAGGTTTTCTTTAACTGTAGTTGAAAATCTAACCCCAAGAGCCTTAGCTTCATCATATATTGGTTGAGCAAGCTCACCAAATGTTGGAGTTGTCCCAGGTCCCATTGGCCCACCAGGAACGTCAGACATTGCATCAGTCAAGATAACAAACTTCTTAGCAAGGTTTGGAGCTTTTCTAACAACTTGCTTCAAAGTATTCGCAACACAATGTGATTGTGCTTGACCTGCAAGATAAACAACATCATACTTTTCAAGAGTTTGTTGAAGCTCAAGATTATACTGAGTCATCGGCATGTTTTTAATTGGAACCTGAGCCTCAAATGCACCGAAGTGTTCAGTATCTGGGTGTGTTCCCTTAGTTACGTAGCGAATTGAGTGACCCAATCTTGACCAAGTTTGAAGTGCTTGATTGATTTTGTCATCAATAGCATGACCAATTGTTCCAACAAGGCAGTGTTCTGGCCAAATTACGTGAACATACTCGCCTTCATCTTCAAGAGCTTGAAGATAGTCAAGGGCGTGCTGCGGTTTAACAGCACTCCACTTTCCACTATTTAAGTCAGCAACTGTGATTGCCGTAAATGGAGCTGGCCTGTTTCCGTCTTTATCTCTCCAGTATTCTGGATGAGCAATGTCATGGATTTGATGTGAGTCAAGAGTACAAGCAATGTAGTCAATTGACTTCTTGTTGTTCAAAATCCATTGAGATAATCTTTCGTTATCTTCTTGAGCTCCTGGTACGAATAAAGCGCCAGTTGGGCTGCAGAAGTCGTTTTGAGCATCAATAATCAAGAGTGCGATTTTTTTCATGATGTTTTATTTTATTTTATTTTACAAATTTACTTACTTATTTTACCTTATCCAAATTTTTATTCTTCAAATCTCTTAATTGCTCAATTAATTTTTTTTCATCTTCCGAATATTCACCTGGAACTTCAAGAGCCAATTCTACTACATAATCTCCAAAAGCATTTTCATATCCAGGCCCTGGTTTTATTTGTGGAGGCAAGTTTAAAATTGGCATACCACGACCCTTCATTCTATATGATTTTCCATTTTGAGTTCCTGGCTCAACCACAAAGGTAAGAAACTTACCCTCTACTGTTGGCACCTCTATCTTTGTTCCAAGAACAAGGTCTTCATAGCTAATTTTATGTCTATGTAACAAAGAAGCGCCTCTTCTCTCAAATTTGTCATGCTTTAACTCTTCAATTATAAAGACAACATCTCCACGGTCTGCTCCACTTACCCTTGAGTAATGTCCTTTCCCTTCTGCGGCTATACTTTGACCATGCTCAACCCCTCGTGGGAAGGTTACGACAGCATTTTCATTTTCTATTTCCACCCCACTCCCATGACAAGTTGTGCAAGATTCAATAATCACCCTTCCAGTACCAGAACATTTACTACAAGTAGAAGTTCTTTGCATAAAGTGAGCACCAGCTCTCAGTATTTTAGTTTCCTGTCCACTACCACCGCAAGTTGTACACGTATGAAATGCTGTTCCATTTTTGGCTCCATTTCCAGTGCAACTTGAACAGATTTTCTGAACAGCATATGAAACCTCTTTGTCACATCCATTATAACACTCCTCAAGAGTTAGAGATATTTTTACGTGAGCGTTTTTTCCTTTTGCAGCCTGTCTGCCAAATTCATTCATAAAATGCTCATAGTGACTTCCAAATCCACCATAACCTCCAGAAGCAGCCTTATCCCAATCGTGGCCATATTTATTATACAGCTTTCTTTTTTCTGGGTCACTCAACACATCATTAGCCTCGTTGATTTCCTTAAACTTTTCTTCAGCCTCTTTATTGTCTGGATTTTTATCAGGATGATATTTCATAGCCATCTTACGATACGCCTTCTTGATTTCATCATCAGAAGCCCCACTTTGCAGTCCTAATATTTCGTAATAATCTCTTTTCATTATAATCTTGGGTCAAGTTCTTTTTCATTTCTCTCTTCAAGGACCATTTCTCCATAAGCCTGGATAAAATGCTCATTTTCCTTGTTAATTAAATTATATGGAATTTCAAGGATTCTCTTTCCTATTTCCCACTCCTTTACAGAAACCTCAAGTTTTCTCTTAATTCTCTTTCTTTGAATTAATTTTGTGAACTTGGATTCAATTTGATAATCTGGGCCATAAACAATGGTTAAGTATCTTGGGTTACGAACTTTAATTGAGGGGGCCACGCCTTTAACATAAACAGTTAGGGGCTTAAGCATAATTCCCTCCATCTCATCAATCAATGTGGTCTTGTCATAAAAAGTCTTAAGCAATTCTATGTCCTCCTGATTGTTAACGTCAACAACAAGATAGTTATCTGAATTAATTCCCTTGTAGATGTCCTCGTTTGACTCATTGAAAAACAGTTTCTCTGTTCCATCCTCGAACACCTCTTTCAAAATAGAAAATGGTTTAAAGTAAACGTCTCCATCTGCACCATATAGCTCAATTTGACGTGAGTATATTTTTGTAAGGGCTTCAAGTTCATCAATACCTGGAAATTCTCTCACATAATCTTTTATACATCTAAACGTTCTCTCATTATTAGAGCCAATCAAATCGGATAAGTCTTTTTTTGAAGTCTTATTGGAGATTTTTTCAAAATCACAATCCTTATATGGACCATTGTAAACATTTTCTAAAGCTTTATCAAACCCTGTTGTCTTCAAAAACTCTATTTCACTTGAGATAGCCTTGTCAACAGTTACGAAACTACTTTCAATTAACCCTCGCCCAATTGCTGACCAAGGAAGAAGTTCTGCATCTAAAATTATTAGCTCAGTATTCTTACTAAAAGCTTCCTTGATATATGGCAAGTCATATAGTGGCTTGTAAGCCTCTGTTAAGTCAACCTGTGTTTCCTTGATGATGTGGCCACCTCTTGATGTTGTATAATTCTTCTCTGGGTTCTTAAAAAGATATATATTGGCTCTTGAACCCATATACTTAGGTTGAGCAATAATTTTTTCAACACCCTTCCTTCTAAAATACTCTATACCTTGTTCGAGAGACTCAAGCTGACTATCAGCAAGTATAATATTCTTATCCTCATCCTTAGCTAATAATTTATCAGCTGGGCACACAGTTCCAGAAATAAAATTTACCTTATTTTCTGCAGCCGTAAGTATTCTATCCCTTTCACGTCCCTCAAGTGTGTCAATAGATATTTTTGCTATTGGAGCCGCAAAAAACTCTTCAAGATTCTTCTTAACAATTTTTTCATTATCGTGAGCAGAAATCTTATTCACAAAATGACGACCACTGCTATTGATATTTATAGAGGTTAAGTGACCACCGCTAACAGCTCCAGAGTCAATGTTTATTTTATTGTACAGCTTGGACATTCCCTTGCTCGACACATGACCGAATAAGTGAATTGGCAGAGACCTGCTTGCTTGGTCTCTAAAAAACTTAAAGAATTTTGACTTAGCAGCCATATAATCTTGAGGATTGCCAAATTCTATTTCTTTTGGATATACGATTGTTCTCTGATTTCTTTCTGATACTGAACCGAGTTTTCCAAGATACTTTTGGTCACAAGGCGCATGAGTAACAATAAAGTCTTCATGCTTTAAAAAAGGCTTCATAGATTCACAAACTACAAAGAATTTCTCTTTTAGCTCCTCATTAGATTCAAACAACTTGATGCTATCGAAATAAGTATCAATTACATCTTGTGGCGGAAGGTCCTTCGTGGGTATATCGCCCTTGAGGTATCTGTATACGAAATTTTCATGATTACCCTTTACTACATAAAATAAGTCAAGGTTATTATAGACAAGCTCAATAACACCACCCACATCATAACCTTTATCAACAAGGTCACCAACAAGGATAATTCTCTTATTTTCTTCTACGTGTGATATTTTCCCATCCTTAATCTCAAATCCATTTCTATCAAGAAGAGCCAAAAACTCTTCATAACAACCATGGATGTCACCGATGGTGGTATAATCAAATTCTGAACTTAACAAGCATTCTTGATATTGCTCGTGGTTAATAACATTTATCTCATAGTCCTCAACATCATGAGACTTAACTCTGTAAATGTCCTGGAAGGTTTTCTTACTAATCTCACGCATTACAGTATCTCTCATATACTCAAGCTGGCGAGATGTAACAGCCTTACTTTCTTCATCACCAATAAATCGGTAATAAGGCTCCCTACCCTTGTAATCAAACATAATTACAACAAGATTGTAATTATTATCATCTGCAATATTTTTAATGCTGTCACGAAATTCTTTGCTAAGACCAGTTGTGTCAACAATAACAAAATCAGTGTTGATTGGATATGAAGTCAGGGCCCTAACTCTTGCATCAAGAAGGTTAAAGGCTTGCTTGCTGGCATACATCATCTTTGGGTCTTTTTTAGATAGATTCATGTCACCAAGAAGTTCTCTTCTAATTTCATCAGAACTAACATGAGAAACAGATGCATTCCCAAGTGCATTAATAGATGGCAATATTCTGTTCTCAGCAAAATATGTCTTTCCACAGCCACTTGGACCAACCATTAAAATAATAGTATGCAACCTTAAGTCAATTGTAACAATATCTTTCCCAGTTAAGGCTTCTTTATTTAAAGTTTGATTCTGCATATAATTCTTATACGTTAATTTCAAAAAAATGTTTAATTAAATTTGATAATAATTCCCTGACTCGGAGTAATGCCATCAACGACATCTCCAATGCCAAACCATTGACTTGAATATTGCTTGCTACTTTTCCCAAGACAATCACTCATGAATTTTTGAAACTCAATGTTATCCCACTCGAAATCGTGGTCATCGTGACGCATTCCAGTCATGAAGTAATTTGCATTAAATCTCACATCAGGAGTTGTCACAATAAGGCTATTGATATTGGGAATTTTCAAAATAGCTTCAATTAATTCAGCAGCAGCTTCTGGTTGCATGTGCTCAATTACTTCAGTACACACAACATCAGTTGGGACCACTTCTTCTGTGGTAAATTTTTCTGATTGCAATAGTTCATCAATCGTCTTGAAAAAATGTACATTTTTCAAACCCTTATTCTTAACTCTACGCTCTGCATCAGCACGAACCTCATCATCAATATCAATGGCAAAATAGTCATTACCCTTCATGTACTTACTAAATCTGGTAATATACTTTCCTTCACCACATCCAACATCAACTATGTCATTTTTGAAATCGAGTCTTTCCTCGATTGCCATCTGGCGAGCTTGCCATGTATCACCAAATGTCATCTCTATATTGGACTTTATATTCTTAGAAAGCTCATCCTTAATAACTCCAAAACCTTCAATATTTCTATTAAATGTGTTCATACCCCTAATGAATCGAATCTTAAATAGGTATCTCAAGAAATATGGAGCATCAATAACATTCATACATCGAATGTATTTAGCTATGTTGTCATCTCCAATGAAATTTGGCTCATTATTTACAATAGCATTAAATATTCCAAATAGGCTTGCAAAATTCAATAATTCAAATATTGTTTTATTTGTCGTTATTGTGATTTGATAATTATTTCTGTTAATTAGCTTTGCATCAACTTTATATTCTGGGAAATAATCTTCAAAAGCAGCAATGTACCTTTCGTTCTTGATGTGAATCATGTTAATAAAGAATGAGCTCATCTTTCCTTCTGATTCTTTTATATCCCCGTTTGGAGTCGAAAATTCAGGTGACTTAAATGCACTTCTGAACATTTCATCAATTGCACTAACAACAAATGACGCAGAATTATATCTGGTTTCATTTAGATATTCAAACTCTTCTCCTTCATATGCTGGAAAAGACACTTCGTCACTCCCATCTTTAAAAAAAATGTTGTATGAGCTTTCATCACCTTCTGTAAAGTATCCAAAAACAATACCCTTCCTAAGATTCTTAGCAGATAAACCACTCTTTGGATTCTTGCTTATGATATATGAGAACATTGGGTTCTCACTCTTAAGTTGTATAATACTCATATTTTACCTTGTTTAAAATTTTCTATTTGCTCTGACGTATAATTAAATCTCCTAAGTACTGGCTCCCAGTATTCATAATAACCAGCCTCAAATTCATCAATTGTAATAAATTTTGGAAGGCCATTAGAATCAAAAACTTGTATGAGATGAAATGATTCATTTTTTGATAGGTCCCTAAGAATGCTTATTGTTGAGTCTTTGTCTTCTATGTTAAATGGTGCTTCTGGAATCAACTCTATATATGTTGTTGACCTACTGACCTTTTTTTTAAAAGCCTGGTCATATAAGTTGAACATCTCTTCTGACTCCTTATCCATGAAATTGACTAAATATTCAAGCACCTGCTCAGTTGTCATGTCAGCAATTCCAGGTTGAGAAATTAAATTATTAATTTTAGCCCTCGTAATTCTGGCTGCAGATGAAAATGAAGCAATAGATGTCATTGCTTTGTCAATCAGATAATCTTTTTCTATAGAGTCCATATCACCCCTTATACGTATATTAGAATTAAATGTTACAATGCCACATCACTTAGATGGTGTTGTCTTGTTTATGATTCTTGTGACATTATTATGCAGGTCTACTTCACTATACATCTTATCAACATATTCGATGTTTTTTTCATGTTCTTTTTTAAACTCTTCTCTGTTGTTATATTTTGGATTTTCCATGAGAGGAATAAAAGTCTTCTGAAGTATTCTCGCTATGTTATAGGCATCATCTCCGCCTCGATGAGCTGTTCCCTCAAAATCCATCCCAAGTTTATCGAGAGCTTGTGCAACCCCAAGGTCTGTCTTGATTCCAAATGCGAAGCTAAATAGCGGTTTCATATTTATGTGAGTTCTTCCAAATGGATTTCTAATCCCCTTCAACTCACAATTGGATGCAATGATATTTTTATCATACTCACCCCAACTTAACCAAATTCTATCTCTTGACTTATACTTAGTTTCAAGTATCTCACACGCCTCAGCAAAAGAAACACCATGTTCATCAACAAATTCCTGGGTTATTGTTGTAAGTCCTGTACAAAAATCTGAAATCTCTGAAAAATCAGGCTTAACTATGATTGTGTCTCTAAGTCTAATTTCCTTTGTAACATAGTCAACACCAGATATTCCTATCTCAATAATTTCATTGTGCATTCCATCTGGAGTCTTCTTATTCCAGCATGTAGCTTCGAAGTCAATAACCAAAGCAATGTCTCTGCTCATTTTCCCTCTCTTACTTGTTGTTTTTTTACCTCTTCTACTAAAGTGGTTTCTATTGTCTTTTTCTGTGTTCATTTTTACTTGAATTAATTAGAGTATCAATGAATTTTGTATTCATTTTATTATCTTCCACTTCTATATCAACAGGTTTATTATAAAAAAAAGATAATATAAACAAAGTTGATATTCCGATTCCCATCATTACTAAAGAAAATATAATTACCTTTTTCATTCTTGTTTTTTTATATATTTTACTGGAACCTCGTCTGTCAGATAAACTCCATTCTCTGACTTATAAATTTTATATCCATCAGCTCTCATCCTCATGGCTTCGACCTCAAGTATTGTGAACTTACCCCTTCTTGAACCAACGATAGCCGCAGTCTCCTTATCTGGAGACAAATGTACGTGATGGCGTGACATTTTTTTGAGTCCTTCTCTCATTATTATGTCAACAACACCGACTGGAGCTCCATGATATAAAATCTGAGGAGGTATTACCTCATCAAGTTTAAGGTCAACCGAAACTGAGTGTCCCTGGTTTGCTCTTATCATAATCAAGTCTTCGCTTATTGAAAACCTCTTCTTATCATTGTTGTTAACGACATATTTTAAGTCATCAAAATCAAAATCAATCTTAGACTTTGCATTTTCAATCAAAATGTCAATATTTGTCCACCCACCCTCATTTAGCTCAATTCCAATTTGTTCAGGATTGTGACGAAGCCAATACGAGAGTGACTTGCTAATTTTTTTTTCTCTATTTTCGTTCATTTATTTTTTTCATTATTTCATCAACAATAAAATTCTTTACATCCACACCAATACCAGAAACACCAGTAAACTCAATATCATTTTCAATTAAAAACTCTGATATTTCCCTATCCACTTCCTTAGCGCCTTCAGAATCTTGATACCTACCCTCTTGCTCATATGGAACCTCTTTATCTCTTAGTATAAAGTAATTCATGTTGTTGTACTTATTGTACTCAGACATTACAAGATTCTTCAACTCTTCATTTTTTGTCTTATCGTATATGCTGCAGAAAATGAATGGAGAATCAGTGACAATTACATCAACTTCATCTTTCATTGTGAACAACTGATATTGTTGCTTACCAAATATGTAAATTTGACTCTCAACAGCCTTCATCGCTCCTTCTCTTAGTTTTTTCTTGATGTATTCTGGAGATATTTCTGCAGAAACAAACCTTCTCTTAAGTTCTGAAAATATTTCAGAAGTAAGTATTGATTTTCCAACTCCTGGACCACCAATTAAATTTACTACTATCGCTTTGTTTTTATACATTTTTATTAAAATAAAAAAGGTCTCATGAGAGACCCTTTGTTGTTTGTTTACTCTCGTGGAGCAAATATAGTGAAAATATATTATCTGACAAGTTCATTTTTATTTTTTATTTAGCCTATCTCTAATTTCTGCAGCTTTTTCATAATTCTCGATATTGACAGCTCTTTCTAATTCAAACCTAAGCCACTCAGCATTATCCTTAAGGTTTTCTAAATTTAGAGACTTAAGCTCCTCAATATCTGTATCTGGAAAAAACCCTGCTATTGATTCTTCATTGACATTTCCAGTAAGCTCAATTAATAGATACCTTGAGTTTTTCATTTTCAATTTTTCTCTCACCTCAATAGAGCTCATCTTGGTTGTGAAGATAACTCCGTATCCAGAAACTCTCTCGGTCTTGTAAGCTATTGTATCCTTTATAAATGCTTGCTTAACTGCAATATAACTATCAGTCAATTTTTTTCCACCCCCATCTTGAGGTAAAAACAGAAACATTTTCAACCCTTCCTCGCTCATACTAACACTCATCTGATAAACTATAGTTACTAAATGGTTTTTGACCAGTTACCTCGCAAATAATTTCTTTTTTGATTTTCTCTGGAATTTCGATTTCTTGATTAATGTCATCAAGCTCAACTTCAAGTGTGACCAAATTTATATCTTCATATATATCAATCTCCCATTTCAATCCACCATCACTATAGACTAATCTTTCTTTAATGATAAACCTATGCGGCTGCTTAGCCATTTTATTAAAAGTGTTTTCACTTACCTTTACCTCAATTTCTTCAAAAACGCCAGTTGATATTGGTTTTTTAACACACTTAAAATATATTGTTTCATTATTTGGTCTTCTCAGGTCCTCAGTCATTCTAAATCGAGTAACTTGACCATCAATGTCTACATATACTTGGTGGATTAAATATCTTTCCAAATCTTTTGCAAGAAATGCTGGAACTCTCTTAAGTAAGAACTTTCTCTCTATTTCCAAGTTATTTTTCGTACCCATATATTTCTTTTAACGTATTTCTGTTTGAATTATTTGTACACATCACAATGTCTTCCATTTTAAACTCAGATGGGTGATTATACCCACACGCATGTGCGGACTGTAAAATATCTTTTCTAAGAGTCTTTATAAATCTACCAACTCTCTCAGACTTTTCTTCAACATCAAAACCCTTCTCAAGCCACCACTTATGAGTTGCAATTCCAGCTGGACAATTGCCTACGTGACACTTTTGAGCTTGAATACATCCTGCTGAAATCATAACTTCTCTTGCTATGTTAATCATGTCAGCGCCCATAGCAAAAGCTACAACAGCCTTGCTCGGAAGACCAAGCTTACCAGATGCAATCCAAGTAACCTTGCCAACATCATAGTAGTCCTTAAATATCTTATACACAGTGGTAAATGCCTCATAGAATGGTAGTGACATATTATCAGCAAACGATGCTGGAGCAGCTCCTGTTCCACCCTCACCCCCATCAATTGTGATGAAGTCTGGGCCATTCCCCTTAACTCTCATAGCACATGCAAGGTCAATCCAAAATTGACTCTTGCCAACCGCTGACTTAATACCAACTGGAAGACCCGTTGCCTTTGCAATTTCTTCAACAAAACTAACTAAGCCATGAGCTGAATCGAAGGCGGAGTGATAGGATGGAGATATTACATCTTTACCCACTTCAATTCCTCTTATTTTTGCAATTTCTTTAGTAACTTTATCTCCAGGAAGAACACCTCCCTTACCTGGCTTTGCTCCCTGACTAAGTTTAACCTCAATCATCTTGATGTTTGGGTTTTCTTTAACCAAACTCACAAGTTTGTCAAGGTCGAATGTTCTTGTGCCATCCTCATTTGTATAACCACAACCAAAATATGAAGTTCCAAGATTAAATACTACATCAGCTCCATTTCCATGATAATCTGGAGAATAACCACCCTCACCAGTATTGTGATATGCGTGAGCTATTTTTGCTCCTTTGTTATTTGCTTCCGTAGCTCTCTTTCCGAGGGAGCCATAACTCATTCCAGAAATGTTTACAATTGAAGTTGGGTGATAGGGGTTTTTTCTACCTGGACCAATAATCTTAGTAGGTTTTAATTCACCTGAAACACTTACCTCTCTAACTGGAAGAGCTGCTGTCTTGATAAAAAAATGACCAGGCTTATTAAAATCTGCATCCGAGCCAAATCCTATTAAGTTATTCTCACCTTTTGATGATGCATATATGTAGCTTCTATCAACTCTGTTGAATGGTAATTCCTCTCGATTCCCAGCAACTAAGTACTGACGCATCTCAGGGCCTATGGATTCTAAAAAATACCTAATTCTTCCGATTAGAGGGAAGTTGCTCCTTATTGTATGCTTCTTGCTAAATATGTCGTAAGCGACAATTAACAAGATAACTCCTAATATGTAAAAAGTAATATTCATAAAAAAGCCTATTTTCGTTGTTATACGAAAATAGGCTCAAAATGTTTCAATAAAATTAGACTAATTCCTTAATTTTACCAATAAGTGCGTCAACTCTATTTTTTGTTTCTATTGGGCCAATTACATACATAATTTCTGGCAGTTTAGGCCCCGAAACACCACCAGTTAAAGCAACTCTTAGCATTGGCATAATTTTTCCAACCTCAAAACCTAAGTTAGTTGAAATTGACTCAAGTACCATTTTTATGTGTTCAATTGTCCAATCTTTTTCATCAAAGTCAATCATGAAATCTTCTGAAACAAATATGTTCATAACTTTGATGAATTCATCAACATTCTTTGTCTTAATTTCACCACTTAAGTCAGGAGCATTCCAAAGATAACTCATTGCATCCTTAAGGTCACTTGCAAACACAACTCTCTCAACAGCCATCTTGGCAATTAGGTCCATTTTGGCATCATCAAGAGTAAACAAAAATTCACCTGGCATTGATGTCATTCTTTCGAGGATGTAATCAGCGTGTCTATTTCTCAGATAGTGCGCATTAAAACTATCAAGCTTCTTAGGGTCGAACATTGCTCCAGAATTATTAACTCTTTCAAGACTGAATAGTTCAAACATTTCACTCACTGTCATGAACTCAACATTTCCACCTGGATTCCACCCAAGAAGAGCAAGATAATTTATAAATGCATCTGACTCATATCCTGCCTCACGAAACCCCTTAACTTCAATAACTTCTCCTTCCGAGTTAGTATATGTCCAGTCAAGCATAAAGGCAGGTATTCCATATTTATTTCTCTTTCCAAACTTTTTTCCATCTGGACCAAGAATAAGAGGCAAGTGTGCAAATGTTGGAAGGTCCCAGCCAAATGCTTTATAAATTAAAATATGAAGCGGAGTAGATGATACCCACTCTTCACCACGAATGACGTGAGTAATTTCCATCAAATAATCATCAACAACATTTGCCATGTGATATGTTGGAAGTCCATTGCTTGATTTCCAAATGACTTTATCATCAAGGTCACTTGTATTAAATACAACCCACCCCCTAATTTCATCCTTAAATCTTACATCTTCTGCTCTCGGCATTTTAAATCTTACAACATATGGGTCACCAGAATCAATCCTTGCCCTAACATCATCTGAAGACATACTCAATGAGTTTTTCATTCTTTCCCTAACTACGCCAGAATATCCAGTAATCTTAACTTTAGAGGCAGTTAATTCATCCCTCATCTTATCAAGCTCCTCTTCGGTATCAAATGCATAGTAAGCATTGCCAGATTCAATAAGCATGTCAACGTATTTTTTATACAAATGACTTCTTTCCGATTGAGTGTAAGGACCAAAGCTTCCCCCTTTCTTAGAAGACTCATCAAACTTAATTCCAAGCCAATTAAGACTATCATAAATATAGTCCACTGAGCCAGCGACCTCTCTCTTGGAGTCTGTGTCCTCAATTCTCAATATAAAATCACCACCATGCTTCTTAGCAAAGAGATAATTAAATAGAGCTGTTCTAACTCCTCCAATATGTAAAGGCCCAGTTTACGTAGGGGAGGGCGCAAAGCGAACTCTTACCCTCCCCAAATTTCTTTTATCAATATTAATATTCATTTTTTTGATTATAAATTATTAGTTAAATTCTTTTTTTGTCTCTCAAAAAATTTATCAACAAAATCTTTTGAATCTTTAAGTCCCCAGCCAGTCTGCTCCTTTACATACTTAACTCCCATTAATAAGGCAGTTCCATCTTTAGAAGCCTCTACAAGACCTCTCTCAATTCTTCTTCTCTCATCATCATCTTCTATTGATGTAGTATTTTTGACTGGTAATGGAACCAAATAAGATTTAAAGCCATTTTTATTAATAAACTCATGGAACATGGTGCTTCCGCTGGCATACATATTTACTCCACCAAAGTGTGGGTCTGGAGAGAAATGAATTGGAAAGCACTTTTTATATTCATTCTCAAGATTTTCAAATTCAAGCTTGTTAACTTGATGATTTGTCTTATATCGTCTCCAATCAATACCATTAGAACTTGCGGTTCGAGAATACTTTTTTTTTCCTAAAGATATAACTTCTTTTCTCGATTTTCCTTTTACAAATATTTCTTCAATTACTTTCATTTTCCTTTAATTGTTACTTCGCCATTTTTTATTTCAATTATAATTGCAATTTGACCTTTATATCGCCTCGGAGTAAAGTTAATTTCCTTTAGAGCCCTTTCTTTTTCATCACCCTCAAGACCTGGTAGGCATTCCTCTAAATATTCCTCCTTACTCATTTTTTCCATAAACTGAGCCTTGGTCATATTATATTTATACTCACGTTTTCCACCTACCTCTATTATTAGGTCAGTTCTATCTCCGTTGGTTGGCGGAATGGATGTAACATCAGTTCTAACAATAATCTGCTCACCACAACGATAGTGGTCATTCATCTCCAGTGTCCACTTATTCTTTTGTTTCATGATTTTTTAAGTCAGTTAACAACTGTAGCTTACCAACAATTGGTTCACAATCCTCAACATAATTTGGTCCAACTGCAACAACTGTATAATTTTCTCCCTCAAGACCAAACAAGCCAGCATCCTTAATTAAAGAGGCATTGAGTCCAGCATCTTTTGCGGCATTATACACCTTTAGAAGTTGGTTCTCATTTTTAACTTTTTTAGTAATCTTTGTAAATCTTCCATCAACCCACTCCAACTCCTCATCTGTCAAATGTAAAGTTCTCTCTGACCTATCAGTTGGCAATACAAACATCTTATCAAAAAACACTTTCATACAAGCGTGAGCAGCTTGTGCGGCAAGTTTACCAGCATTCATTGGAAGGTCGGTCCTTACAATTATGTATTGCTTAACTTCCTTTTCCATCTTCAATTCTCTTATTAACAATATTCTCCCACTTAATGTTCTTCTCAGAAATTTTAGCAACCACCTCAGACTCCTTAATATCGTAGTAAGCAGTTAAGCTAAGAACTTTAGAAATGCATCTATTGAATTGATAAATCAACTCTGGGTGATTTGTCTCAAACCTGTAAACAATACCACCAACATACTTAAATACTTTTGGTAATATGAACTCTGGCTTAGTACCATCTGGTTTATGTGAGCCATCAATAAACTGGTCCCTAAACACAGAGTAGTCAAGGTCATAGGTGTCAGCAAAAGATAGTAGACATTGAATTGTATCTGCAGCCTCCTCCTTAATTTCTTCAAGTATTTGCTCACTGGTAAGTGTTGTTGCTTTTCTTCCAAGCTTCATATTTACTGCACGAGCAAACTCGCCAACTTCCTCAAACAACTTACACAATCTCAACTCAGAAGAAGCTGGGTCAAGTCTATTGATTCTCTGAATTTCTTTATATGTGTTTTTCATTTCAGTGTGTTTGGGTATTTCATATTTAATTTTTGTAATTCCTCCAAAATGATTATTGCAATCAAGTGGTCTCTATACCACTTCTGGTCAGCTGGGATAATGTTCCATTTAATTTTTGACTTATCAAATATCTCTTCATAGACTTCCATGTACTTGCTCCATAGCTTAGATTCTTTAAGGTCATTTGAGCTATACTTCCACATTTTTTCAACATTCGTCTTACGCTCTTCAAATCTTCTTTGCTGCTCTTCTTTGGATATGTGAAGATAAAACTTGATTACATGAGTTCCTCTATCTTTTAATAAATCTTCAAAGTTGTTAATGTGTTTATATCTTTTATCAATGACCTCTTTGCTGAATAAACCATGAACAGTTGGAACCAATATGTCTTCATAATGTGACCTATTGAAAATACCTACGTGTCCAGATGGGGGAGCCAATTTATGAAGTCTCCACAAAAAATCTCTTGATGCTTCATCTTCACTCGGAGCCTTAAAGGCATTTACCTCTGCTGCCATCGGATAAAGTCCATTATACAACTTGTCAATAGAACCGTCTTTACCAGCTGCATCAAGACCTTGAAATACCAATAGCAAAGAGTGCTTATTCTCAGCCCTCATAGTTTTATGTAGTTCCTCAATTTGAACATACATTTGTGCTGTTGCTTTTTTTATTTCTCTTTTATTCAGTTGCCCTGGAGCCTTTGTTGATATTTCACTTAAAATACCTTTCTTAGAATTTTTGATTGTATCACGAAGGATAACTTTATCAGACTTTGTTAATGTTTTTTCCATAGTTATATATTTCCAGGTGTACGTGGATACAATATCACATCCCTGATGTTTTTCATTCCAGTTACAAATTGTACCAATCTTTCAAATCCAACTCCAAATCCACTATGTGGACATGTTCCAAATCTTCTTGTATCAAGATACCAACTCATTTCTTCGTGAGATATGCCAAAGGTAGTCATTTTTTCCTTAAGAACATCAAGCCTTTCTTCTCTTTGGCTTCCACCAACAATTTCACCAATTCCAGGAAAAAGTATATCCATCGCAGCAACAGTCTTTCCATCATCATTGTCACGCATGTAAAAAGCTTTTGAGCCTTTTGGATAATCATAAACAATCACTGGTTTTCCAAAATGTTTCTCAACAAGATACCTTTCATGCTCCGACTGAAGGTCCATCCCCCACTCTTCGACTGGGAAAACAAATTGCCCCTTCTTAGCAGGTTTTGAATCTTTTAGAATTGCAAATGCTTCAGTGTATGAAACCTTTTCAAAGTCGTTCATAACAATGTTAGCAAGCTTTTCAAGAAGAGGCTCACTCTGAAGTTCTTTTTTAATGTTCTTCTCATCATCTTCAATATATTTCTGAAGATATTGCAACTCTGGTTGACATCTGTGGTAAACATCTTTGATTACACTTCTAAGATAACCTTCTGCGATTGTCATGTTATATCCAAGGTCTACAAAAGACATCTCTGGCTCAATCATCCAAAACTCAGACAAGTGTCTTGTGGTGTTGCTGTTCTCCGCTCTAAAAGTTGGACCGAATGTATATACTCTTCCAAGCCCAAGAGCTGCAGTTTCAGCTTCAAGTTGACCAGATACTGTCAACCCAGCTTCTCTACCAAAAAACTCACCCTCTATTTTAAACATCTCTCCAGCTCCCTCACAATCTGAACCACTTATAATTGGTGTGTGTGCATATATGAAACTTCCCTTGTCAAAAAACTCATGAGTAGCCATTGCAAGACGATGACGAATTCTAAATATTGCTTGGAATAGTTGAGTTCTCATTCTAAGATTAGAGTGTTCTCTAAAAAATTCCATTGAGTGCTTCTTTGGTTGAATTGGATATTCTTCTCCAGCTTCACCAACTACTTCAACAATTGTTGTGTTAAAGTCAACTGCTTGACCCTGACCCTTAGATTCAACTGGCTTACCTACAACCCTAATTGAGGTTCCAGATGTTATCTTGCTCAGGTCTAATCCGAGCTCCTTATCAACTACAACTTGTAGTGAGTCGAAAGTGGAGCCGTCATACAACACAATAAAAGAAACATTCTTACTGTCTCTAATTGTTCTAACCCAGCCAAACACCTCAACTTCCTCACCCCATTGCACAATAGGCAATAGGGAAGATGCAGATAATGCACCAAACACACTTGTTCTTTTCATAAACTCTTATACGACAAAAATTAAAAAATGTTTCTTTTATTTGGCAATTTCTCTAATAAACACTTTATTTATTTTTGAAGGTATGTTTGAGAATTCTGAAGGAATTCTGAAGTGATGATTTCTTATGAAGTAATTTTCGCCATAAGAATATGTATCAACAACACCTATATAATATCCAAGTCCATCATAGAATGTATTTTTTTCATATACACCTTCTGGTTCAATAATATTTACAACCTTTCTTTGAATGATGTTCTCAATTTCTTCAATAGTAAACTTATCATCTTTTCCACAATCTAAATTATGTTGTACTTGCAACATAATCAATCGGCTAACTTCCTTTAAGTCCATTTCTTCTCTCTTTATTTTGTTCTTATAATTATTCTGCTGTCATTTTTTAAAAGCTCTATGAATTGATTCCAGGTTCTCAACCTTTGCCCACCCAAGAGCTCTAAATGAACCTTTAGCTCTTGGGTCAAGAAATAATCTTGCCCAAGTATAGTCAACATCTGTCTTGCAATCCTTGAAACTATATGTCCTATTATTTGAATTAAGATGTAGAAGCTCTCCGTCTGATATTCTCTCAATCGTGAATGGAACGTATCCAATATTAAACTCAACTACATCATCTGTCTCCCCATCCTTACAATCGTAAAGGAATTTGTCAAAAAATTCTTTATTTCTCTGTATCATAAAACATATATTTTACCCAAAAGTTTGAATCTTAGCATCCACTTCTTTTAGTTCGCCCCATGTACCGAGATATGTCACAGCTCGAACTTTTCTATTGTCAATCCAAACATATTCTTGTCCTTCTTTAATTCTTGGCTTATTCATAACCAGACCGTGGTATTGGAAACCATTTTCATGAAGCCACTTTTCGGTGACATATCTATCTTTTTCTTCTCTGGCAGTAAAAAAAGTAATTACATTTCCTTCATAATACCACTTGTTCAGCATCTCCTTTGCTCCAGGCAAAGCTTTTGCTTTAGCATAAAGATGGCTGTCCTCATTCTTGATGTCATCACAAACAGTTCCATCAATGTCAATCAAAAACACTTTGTTGCCAGCTCTTTTCGGATTGTGATGAGAAATTCTTTCTGCCAAATCCTTTATATTCCATTTAATCCTTAATATTTCAGGGCTTAACTCAATAAAGTCAGAGTCCTTTAGTCTCTCTCTTTCATCAACCAATCTTTTTTTCCAATATTCAATTGCCTCTTTTAGGCCTTTTAAATCCTTTGGCATTTCATCATCATCAATCATCATAACTCTCTTTTATCAATTTCATGTTTAATCCTACTTGCCTCCTCATAATCCTCTATTTCAATCGCCTCATCGAGCTTTGAAACCAGCGAAGTGTCAGACATGCTCTCATATTTACTTTTTCTCTTAGCATTAACAAGTGTAGTTGGGTCTATATAATGTGCCCAACCTTCTTCAAATTTATGAATTGGCAAGTCAATCAACCTACCCTTCTGAAGTATATATGTAAATGAATCCGTAGCTTCAAAGTAGGCGCACCCATTTGCTATTCCTATGAATATAAGCTTTTCTCCAATATAACTTGAATCATAACTCATTCCACCCATAAACATACTTTGACTTATAATAACAGACGGTTCAATTCTTGTAACTATATCTCCTGGACTAAATTCGTATATAGATTTTGGTTCTTGTTTCATCCTCGATAATTTATATTAAAAAATAAACAATTTTCCCTTGGAACTCTATACATCTGGTCTTTCCCATTTCTATCGTGAGTATCTATTGTCAAATCTTCAATATAATCATCCAAAAATATTTGTTCGGAATCACAACAGACTGCCCACTCAGTTTCGACACATATTATTATGTAATAAAATCCTTGCTTGATGTGAAGTCTTTTTTTCCTACCCAAAAAGCTAACAGTATTAAACTTATAGGTATTTTTATGTGTAAATGGATAATTTATTTTAACTTCTAATTCAAAGTAATATGTAACCCCGTCTTTTTCAGTTATTATGTCATGCTCATAATTTTCATGAGAACTCAAAACTTTATGACCCCTACTAACGATAAAATCTATAAACTTTTGTTTAGCATAACCATCATTGTTGTCATAAGAATTTTGATTAAACTCTCTTGCTTCATATTTAAACTCCGACATTATTTGGCAATGTAAGTTATTTTTACATATTTCTCTTTATTAATTGAGAAAATTCTATTCACTATCATTAATTCTAAGTTTAGAACAAAGATATAAATTTAAAAGCAAGTAACCAAGTAATAGAATTAAATATTTCAAAGTACATAAAAAAAGTACCCTACTTTAGAGGATACATTTTGTTGCCCACCCAGGGCTCGAACCTGGACTCTTCTGTGTCAAAAACAGACGTGTTGCCAATTACACCAGCGGGCAATATTTGTTGTGCAGGTAGGATTCGAACCTACAAAGGATTTCTCCATACTTGATTCAAAGTCAAGACGCTTGCCAGTTTGCATACTGCACAATATTTGTTTCCCATATCTATTGCTTTACCTCACTTATGGGGAGTGAATTTTGTTGCCCACCCAGGGCTCGAACCTGGACTCTTCTGTGTCAAAAACAGACGTGTTGCCAATTACACCAGCGGACAATATTTATTTCCCATATCTATTGCTTTACTTCACTTATGGGGAGTGAATTTTGTTGCCCACCCAGGGCTCGAACCTGGACTCTTCTGTGTCAAAAACAGACGTGTTGCCAATTACACCAGCGGACAATATATCTTAATTCATTTTTTCTTTCCAAACTTCTTTTATCTCCTCATCTGAAACTCCAACCTCAGACATTCTACTATGCATCATCATTAATTCAACACATAGACAAACATCGAGTCCCAACTCAAACCTCTCCACGGCTTTGTCAAAATATTTATCAAATATTATGGGACCACCCCTTTCTAAAAGAGTTAGTGTATATCCCTCTTCACATTCTGAACAAAGTACTTTTTTACCTTTTATTATTATTTCTTTAATTTCCATTTTCTAAATTTTTGACATAAAAAAAGCCTGAACTAATCAGTCCAGGCTCTCAAATATTTTGTTTTTTAACAAATAGTTCAGGCAACACCAGGACCGTCCTCTCTCGAAGATTGCTGCTGTTGTTGCTGAGCTGATATGTTAATTACGTTTTTCATTTCTCTAATAAATAGTTTTATTTTTAATAAACTTGTTTTTGCAACAATAAACCTTGTTAGTTTATTGTGTACTTTTTACTTGTTGTGACCGAAGCGAGACTCGAACTCGCACGCCCTGCGGCAACGGCTTCTTAGACCGCCTTGGCTACCAATTACAACACTCGGCCATTTTTATCTTATACGCAAATTTAGTTCTTTTGTTTCAAATAATCAAACTTTTTTTGCAAAAACTTTCTTTATTTTTTCTGATATTAATTCAATAGGGTTTATCTTAAGCAATACAAAAGAAAGTAAAAAGAATAGGGATGCCAATACATAAAATATATATGTTGTAATCCAATAGTCCCCTGACAATTTCATCACGAGAGCAAATAGTTCTGCATACCCGAATGGGTTCAGAAATGTTGCTATCATTAAGCAAAGAATCCCTATGTTCTTTCTGTTTCTCATAATCCCCTGTACTGTCTGATTCCATTTAATCAATTTTTGTTTAACAATAGAATATTGCATATTGCGATATGCAATATTCCTCTTTTTTATAAATAGAAAGATAAACTTTATCTTTCAATATTTTTACATAATTCATTCCACCTTAAAATGGACATCCTCACATAATCTCTCCCATCTAAGCCATAAGTTCCTACGCCATATCCATCATTTACTTCTATGAGCATTGTTTCACATTTGTCTGTAACTCCAAAGTCAATTGCATATGCAATCGGCTGTGAAGTATAATTTTTTATCGTGTCATTTATAAAGTTAAAGTCTGGAATTACCTCATGATTCCCGCTATACTTTCTACAGTCAATCACTTTTCCTTCTGCAACAAAAACTCTATATTCAGACACAAAATTAACAACAGATGAAGTCATTATATTAAACTCATCTCCTTGCACAGTCAAAGTAGATATATAATCCAACTCATCCTTATCTGGAATGACAAGCCCAGTAAACAACTTCAACGTTGTCGGCTTAACAAATAAAGGAAAATTTCCATTATCCTTAAAGTGTCTTACCGTACCTATTTCTATATCCCTCATTGTATACTTATACAATTCTTTTGGAATGTCAATAGGCTCTGGAACAATTACTCCAAGACTACTTAATGCATGTCTTATTGGAGTAACTCCTCCGAATACAATTGTATTCTTTGTAATATCTAAGCTGTCAATTTCATCGTAATCAAATTTTTCAGTCTTTATTCTCAAGTGCTCACAACCCAGAAAAGCTACATAAGTTGCCTCAGTTGCAAATTCACCTTTAAATGTTTGAAGATATGCTTTTTCTATCATGCTAAATTATAAGCATTTTTTTGCATAAATTCAAACACCTAAAAAATTACATATCTTCGAGTGCCATAATTAACTTTTGCATGTCAGCATCGTAAAATCCAGCACAAGAAGTGCTTCCACACTCAACTATCTTCCATCCATTATCAGTAAGACAAACATCAATTACAAATGTATCAGCAAGTTGATATATGTCCACCATATCCTGAGCAAAATCTAAAGCATCTTGGTCAACTATGTTATCATAAACCAAGAAACTACCACGCCTATAAGTACTCTGTGTTACTATTTTTCCTTTTACAACCCAACATCTAACTTCTTGCGTAATTCTCTTTGGAACCGCTACTTGAATCTTAGAATCAAACCTTAGCGTTGTATCCTCTTGATGTGAAAGCATTCTATCTTTAAATTTATCCCATTCAGTTTTTTCATATACCTTGCCAGTAAAAGATTTTGAATCAAGGCATGGTCTTATAAAATGCTGGTCGCACTTCCAATCAAAGTCATCTCCAAAATCAATAACCCTTGAGTCATAATTTAAAAGATTATCCTTATAATATTTTGAATACACGTTGTAATCGTGATTTTCAGTTATTAATGCACCTGGAGTCCAAGAATATTTTTTTGACAATCTCGCCAACTTAAGAGAACCAAAAACAAATACATCTTTCCTATCTGTCTTAAATTCGACTTCTTCTACAAAAGGGAAAACTGTAACCAATTCATGACTTATGTCAAACTTATTAAGACAGTTCATTAACTTAGCATGACCTTCTTCTCTAAATAAATTTTCTTGTACAATATAATGCATAATCTTTAATTTTTTGTAGCCCAGGCGAGAATCGAACTCGCACTCCACAAGGGAACAGAATTTTAAGTCCTGCGTGTCTACCAGTTTCACCACTGGGCCATTTTTTAATATGAGTGTTCATTATCCCAATCTATTCACGTAATGTGAACACTCCAAAATAATGAACAATCTTGTACCGATGGAGAGAGTCGAACTCTCACGCCTTTAGGCACTGGGTTTTGAATCCAGCGTGTCTACCATTCCACCACATCGGCATATGCTGAGGCTTTCACTCAGCTGCTTTATATTTTCTAAAAGTCAAACTTACTCTCGGACCACAATCTCTATCATGCTTTGGAATCCTGTGTAAGTGTGTGTCTTGGAATCCTGGAGGCATGTAAAACAATGAGCCATTTTCTAACTTCCTTTTATTCTCATCTGGGACCATACCCTTTTCCCCTTTTTCTTTCCACCATATTTCTCTCTCTGCCCCAAATGACACAACTGCAATTCCATCATTGTGGTCAATTGAGTGAGAATCATCAGCGTGCCATCCTAATCCATTTCTTGAGCTAACATACATGTTTAAGAAGCAAATATCCAAGCTTGTTCCTAACTTCTCATTCACCTTATCCATTATAGACTTAACTATAGGAATCATTGGAGTTGACTTATAGGTAGGAGCTCCGCTGTGGTCTAAGTAAGAATATTCAATGTCAGAGTTTGCCATAAAGCACTCTCTTCTCATCTTTGTCTCATCAACCCAACTTACTTCCTTCACTAATGTGTCAATAAAGTCTTCGTCAATTAACTTGTCTATGTAAACTAAATTTTTCATCATTTTTATTTTTGTGACCCCTATGGAATTCGAATCCATACTATACGCTGTTTAAGAACGTTGCCTCTGCCTATTGGGCTAAGGGGCCAAATCTTGTGTGTTGAGCAGGATTCGAACCTACAATAAGGAGATACTGCGCAATATCTTTATCCTCACGACTAAATCGCATGTCTAACCTCTTTCATCATCAACACATGGTACACCTGGAGGGAGTCGAACCCCCAACCTCACGAGTCGTAATCGTGTGCTCTATCCAGTTGAGCTACAGGTGCATATTTCCGATTACTCGGAAACTTTTATAAATTCACCAGACTTAATTGCCTTTCCAATCCATCTGTTAAGCTCAGAACCTCTCATCTCCGCTGAGAAAGTTGTTGTCCCAAGGTCTGCAGACAATGTTGTAACTACATCTGGTTCCTTAACTTCTGCACCAACTTCTAAAGTTGATACATGATGTGTAACTTCAACGTCAATAGTCGAAATAGGAAATTGATAAACTCCACCTTCCAACTTTACAGTGTAATATAAATTACCACTCACATAGTGACTAAGCTTAGCCATCTCTTTGCTTTTAAAAAGCTCTTTTTTTACTTCTAACTCGTTCATTTCTTATAAAGTTATGTAGGACTTACAGGGCTTGAACCTGCGACCTCTTGCATGTCATACAAGCGCTCTACCAACTGAGCTAAAGTCCTGTATTAAAATTTGGAGCAAAACACCTTACTATTTCTGTAAGTGCAGCAGCTGTGCTCCCTGTCAACTGCTTATTCTTATTTTTATTGTAGAATTCCATCAAAGTGCTTATTACCTTATTAAACTTGAAGGATTCTACATATCCATCAATAGTATATTGCAAATCAATTATATCTTTAGCGGTTACACCCTCACTTACACCCTCACTTACACCCTCAATCCATCTATTCCATTTACCTAAAGCCCTTCTTATTCCACTAATCTTTGAGTCATCCCAATCTCCGCCTTCGAAGTAGTGTCCAATGAACATCAAGTACATTCTCAACTCATCTGGGTCGTAGTCATCTGGGTTTACAACATTCCCAATTGACTTTGACATCTTGACCCCATCTTTGGTAATCATTCCCTGGTGAATCAATTTCTTGAATGGTTCCTCACATGTAACAATTCCTTGGTCATACAAGAACATATTAATAAATCTTGCATAAATCAAGTGCATGCATGCATGTTCATTTCCACCAACATACAAGTCCACTTGTTTGTATTCATCCTTAGGCAAAAACTCACTATCACTATCTGTCAAATATCTCAAGTAGTAAAATGAGCTATCAACAAATGTATCCAAAGTATCAGTTTCTCCATCTACAGGAATTGGACATCCCCAACTCCTCTGTCTTGATACACACCAATCATTCAAATTCTCAAGCCAGTGTCTCTGTTGCTTCTTTGTCTTCTCTGGGTAGTCAATCCAATCCAAGTTTTTAATCAACCTGTCTTTATAATCTGTAATTTTAAAGAACCACTGATTCAACTCTCTTACCTCAACTTGCGACTTACATCTATCACACTTCTCCTCTTTTACCTGCTCATTTGCCAATACAGTTTCACAACTTGGGCAGTAATTTACTGGAGCAACTTTCTTATAAGCCAATCCAGCATCTTTCAACTTCAAGAACAACCACTGTGTCCATTTTTGATAGCTTGGGTCAGATGTAACCAATTTCTCTTCAAATTGAGTATTCATATTCTGCATCTGCCACCTAAATCTCTCAATGTTCTTATAGGTTATTCTCCTTGGGTCTCCACCTTCTTTCTTGGCCTGGTTTTCTGCAGGCAATCCGAATGAGTCATATCCAAAAGGTTGGAACACGCTTATTCCTTTAAAATTTTTCCATCTGCAGTAAGAATCAATTACCGCATAATTGTAAGCATGTCCAACATGCAAACCATCACCTGAAGGATATGGAAACATTGTCAAGCAGTAAAAATCTTCCTCTTTCATAATCTTTTTTTTGCGCTTGCGCCAGTGAGCAAAGCGAGTTGTAGGACAGGAGGGACTCGAACCCCCGACATCTTGCATGTAAAACAAGCGCTCTACCAGCTGAGCTACTATCCTATTTTTATGCGCTTGCGCCAGTGAGCGAAGCGAGTTGTACCCTCTGTCAGATTCGAACTGACACTGTATGGCTTCTAAGGCCATCGCCTCTACCAATTGGGCTAAGAGGGCATTTCTATTGTTGGCCAAATGTGGTATTTAACTTCTACATTTGGCCACTTTTGTACTCCCTGTTGGACTCGAACCAACGACCCTTGCCTTGTAAGGGCAATGCTCTGAACCAACTGAGCTAAGGAAGCATTCTAAATTTATAATTTCGTCTTCAGCTTGCCAAGCAGGACTTGAACCTGCACGCCCTATTACGGGCAGCCCTTCTTACAGAGCCCATGTCTACCAATTCCATCATTGGCTCGCCTTAGACCAGAACTTCATAGAGTTTGCAACCTCTTATTCATTCTGACAATTGTGTGGTGATGGAGGGAATTGAACCCCCGACACATGGATTTTCAGTCCATTGCTCTACCAACTGAGCTACATCACCATAAATTCCGAAAGACTGGTAAGACCTGCAAGCTCGGAAAAACACCTGCAGGTGTCTATGTGGTACGGACGAGAGTCGAACTCGTGACCTCTGGGGTTTCAAGCCAGCGCTCTACCAAAAAACTGAGCTACCATACCATAAAATTTAGGGGAAAGTTTGAGAGAGTGTAAACCCCTGAAGGGGCTCGACAGGACTTGAACCTGTAACAGTTTGTGTTTAAGACAAATGCGCTACCAATTGCGCAACGAAGTAACTCTTACTCATCACCACCTAAATTTTTTTGTGGAGGGGGCTGGACTCGAACCAGCGACACGGTGCTTTCAATGCAAACGAAGTATCTCACATTCTCACCACTAACAAAAGGGAAAACGAAGTAAGGTTTTTTTTCTAACCTGCTCTACCAACTGAGCTACCCCTCCAAAAATTTATTCTTAATATGTCAAATTTTCCTTTCGGAATTCCCTGGACGCTTCCAGTGGAAACAAAAAAAGCCCGAACAGTAGTTCGGGCTTTCAAATATCTTTTATATGATTATAACATCAACTTAAAGACATATTACGTCCGAACTCTTGTCTACTAAAGACAAATAGTAATTGCACTTGCAATAAGAGTTGACGTGATATGTTGTTAATGTTTTTCATTGTTATCTTTAAATATACAGAAAATTTATTTTTCCATTTTTAATTATACGCAAATTTATAAATTATGTTTCAATAATCCAAGGCTTTTTTTAATTATTTTTAATAATAATTTTTAAATAACTGATAATCAAATATTTATAATTAAAAATAATTTGAAAAATAAAAAACCTGAAGACTTTCTCCAGGTTTTTTATTTTTAGAACCACCACTTTCCATAGTGCTTGTGTCGATATTTGAACTCATGCTGGTCATCGCACCAATCATAAATCCAACAACCCCAATCATCAGTAATGTCATCATACTTAGCAAAGGTAGCTCTCATATTTTTGCGAAGCGCATTCTTATTATAAGCTCTATCCCTTCTGTTTAAGCATTGTCTCCACCACTTTGAAGAACTGTGTCTTTCCCAGTACTTTCCTCTAACATCATAGAAGGTTGTCTCAAGTTGAGCATTAATTTCCGCTTCTTCTCTCAACAATTCTTCATCAATGACCTTGTAATGAGTCTTGTAGCTCTTTACAATCTTTCTCACAAGAAAGTGAGATGGGATGTTAACGGCATATACTGTGTATGATGCTCCCCCCCAGCGACTCTGCTTTTGATAAGAATAAAAAAACTTCTGAGCCCACGCACTAAGATTATCATATCGCTTTTGGTCAATTTCTCTTAGCCCTGGGTTAACATCAACCATTTTTTTACAAGAACGGTCCCATTCTTTGAAATTCTTATCCTTACACCAAACAGTTGTACCAAAGTTATCAAGAATTTGCTGAAACTTATCAGCATCTTCTCTCCTTGCCACATCGTCTCTAAGGACCCAGTAGGAATCATACCCATGGTGGATTGGTTTTTCGAGAGGCTTGTATCCGAGTTTCCTCTGTGCCTCCCAGTTAGCATCATGCTCTCTCATCTTACTGAGAAATGCCTTGTGCTTTTCTGCTTTCGCATTCCTTTTCATGTTCTGTGTTTTTCTAAGTTAATACTTAGTACACAGAACCTTTTCTTGGAATTTGATATTTGATTTGATTCGTCACTTAACTATATATACGTAAAAAAACAGAAAATGTTACTTTATTCCAGATAAATATTATACTGACTTATCATTTTTTCATTAAGAGAGTATCCTTTCATGAGCCAAAAGTCAAATTCAAATTCTGTCTTAGATTCCGAAAGTCTAACCACAATTAAGTCCGCATAATACTGAGCCCACTTATGAATTATCATAAGCTTCCAAGCTTTGTATTTATTATAGTAATTTTTCATATTTTTTTCTTAATTTATTTTCAATTTTTTTTGCTACATATGCACAGAACTCAGCTTGAAGGTCAATTGGAATATAATCTTCATAGTCTTTTTTTAAAAAATATCCAAATTTTTTAAAATGACTATTTTTAAGTTCTCTATATGTTTTATGTGGCCTATTCATATGCCACTCATCCCCACTCTCTGGTAAAACAGTATCATAAAAATATACTATGGCAGACTCTTTTTTTTCTTTGATAGACATCCAAAGAACTGAATTAAATTCTTTTTTAATCATACCAAATATTTCTGGAACATGCTCATGAGCATCTTCAAATCCTGAGATTATTCTTCTGATAATTGGAAAAATCACAATACCAAACTCATTGTCTTCATGAGTAATTTCTCCTGTCATTTTATACTGCATGTCACACATCTTTTCTTCAGACAAAAGGATGAGCGCTGCTATTTCAAAGCCAACAGCAACTTTTACAGCAACACCTGAATCAAGACCCTCAAGAAACCCTAAGTTCATGTATCTAATTAAAATATGGTCTAAAGAATTTTTATCTCTATCTGAGATACCAATTAAACCGCTCCTAAAAAGTTCTGACATGCTATTTATTTTAAATCATCTTGTTTCTTGAATTTGACCATCTCTATCTCCAGCATAGTACCAACTAATCGTCTTTGGCGGATTCATCACATGATATGTTGCAAGCGCCATTTGATTTGCGGCCTTATCATAAGGAATCCTCCCAGTTAAGGTTGCAAGCCCTGGAGTTACAAGGCAATTAATTCTCGTATCATCTGAGGCAATACCTGAGTCAACTAATTTATTATGAGACTGAACAGCAAGCAGGGCCGCCTTCATTGCTTTGTATGCATTATCACTTCCAGTTACTGACTGTGGAATTCTCATTGTCGGAGTGTGAGCGACATATTTATTTCTATCTCCTGGAATCTCATTTCCACGAACAATGATAGAAGTCCCAACTGGTTGCTCACCAGCAAACTCCTGAATGATTCTACTTTGAACTCTGTGCATCATCTGAACGCCAAATAGGTCTGTGATACACTGGTCAACTCCACCATCCATGAGCCCAAAGCTATTTGCAGCACTAACAACACAATCGAAGTCAACATCCTCAAACCTACCTTGATGACACTCTACTTCTGGACCAAATCCAGAAAATGCTCTTACAAACTCATTATATAGCTGTTCATCGAATCCAGCAAGAACCAGTTTAAATCCTAATCTATTTTCCATATTAAAATATACAAAACAAAATTAATAAAATCAAAAAACCCTTCAGATATTTCTGAAGGGCTTTTCTTTTTAGGGCCGAAGCATCCACCAATTCAAGTCCAAGGACCTGAATATTATGACAATAACTCTGACAGATTTAACTGTTTGAAGCTATTACTATCGTTTAGTGGCTTAAATACATAAGCACTTTTTTCGTCTTTAATTTCAATATCACTGTCATCATAAGTGATAACAACTCCATCTTCACTTTTTTGCACACCTTTAAATAAGTCGTATACACTTGGAAGTGAATTAAGGTACTCAACAAATGCTGGCATTGACTCTGCAAGAACTTTCTCATTCGCACTTGCAGTTCTCACATTTCCTCTAAAGTTTGCATCCATGTACACAAGAGTTCTATCCTTAATGTCAATGTATGCAATGTACTTTGTCAAAGAATCTCCCTCAAGTGGGAATGCAAGTTGACATCTGCTTGGCTCAAACAACTTACCCTTTTGTTTTTCTTCACCCCACTGAAGTGCAGCAAATACATCTGTTGCTTGACTGAATTTAACTCCAGAATAGCAAAGGATGTTCCACACGGCATATCTCACACCTGCCTCAGCAAGTTTATCAAGATAAAGGTCAATCATCTGACATGCCTTACCACTCATCTCCTTAGAGTTGGTTGGGTCACCAGAGAAAATTGCTGAGTTATATGCAAATGGGTTTCTATCCCATGAGCAAGTTCCCTTCACCTCCCAGTTCTCACCAAAGAAATTCCATCCATTATCAAACCAAGTGTTACCATTTGATTTATTCTCCCAGTAACTTGCAGTCCTAATGAACTTAACGTTATCTGGAATTGGGAAGACAGTTCCTCTTCCATAGGGAGCAAGCTCTGAACCATTTGTCTGAAGCTTAACAAAATCAGCACTATCTTGAAGGTTCACTGAACCAACGATTGCGCCAACTCTTGTTGCAACTTCATTTCTAATCGCTGAAAGTAAGTTTTTCTTAATGTCAAGAGGCATCTTGGCACTGCTCTCAAGAACTTGAAGCTTTGTCCAATTTCCCTTAGGAGCAACAGTCGAATATATTCTTACATTTGCACTCTCAACATATTTTTCTATTTTTAGAAGTTGAGCCACAGTAAGCTTATCAAGAATGGAGACAAATGCATCTGCACCTTTTTTATCAAATACAGAAATGACCTTATTAAGTCTTCTCATAAACTCACCTGGTCTTGACTTAAGTAGGTCAAGAACTGAGTCAAGCTTATTTAATATTCCAGATTCAACTTGACTATTAAATGTAATTATTTTTCCATTGTAAAGAGCATTATATGCCTCACAAACTCCTGGGAACTGATTTGCATAGTCACCTGGGTGAAGAGCATACATAAGCCTTTTCCACTTGCCCTTGTATCTCATCATATCTTCAGCAAGATTTGTTGATGACTCCATCATTGCAAGCAACTGCTTCCTCTCACTTCTTGAGAATTTCTTGAACTTTGTCTTTGTAACAAAAGAAACGTCTCCATCAGAAAGTCCAGTGGCCAACCTAAGGATGTCTGTTGCTGAATTTAACTTAATCTCAATACCTTCTTCGAAGATAGCAGAAACAAGCTTAACCATATTTTCCTTAAATGGAATCTTCGTAATGTCCACAGAAAGGCTCTCTTGAGTAACAAGAAGATAAACACTATCATATTGAATTGGTGTCCACTTTGCAGGAGACTTCAATAGCGTATTTAAAACATTTTGGATTGACCCATTTTTTACAAGGTGAAGCACTTTTAGATTAATACTCTCAAGTATTGACTCTCTGACCTCTTCTTGCTCAGTAAAATACTCATTTGGAACACCCCAATACATACAGATTTGATTAAACCAATATTGAGCCTGAGACATATCAAGTACCTCTTGTGGGAAATTCTTGTAGACAACAAACTTATCCATGTTTTTGCTATCACCAGTATATTCCTTAAGGGTTGGCTCAAATCTTTTCCACCACTCCTTCAGAGAAGATTCATCAAGAGATGTAAGTACATCAAACGCCTCCTTAGAAAGCGTGAAACCATAATACACAAGATTTGCCACAATTGTAGCCAACATGTTTTTTGATGCTGGCCTTTGAGTATCCATTGATTGGATTTCAACCAGATTATTATCAATTAAAATGAAATCTTTGTTTACATTCAATTTAACTCTTGGCTTTTTTGCTGTTGCAGTTCTTGTCATGATTTTAAAATTAAAAAAAGGGAAAGTAATAAAGCTGGTTTTACGTGAGCATCGGGTTTCCCCGATAATTTTTTAGAAGGAAGCTTTATAAGTGGCCCTTAATATTTTGTTTTTATAAGTTCGTAAAAAAAGAAGAAAGTAAAAGCGCTGGTTACATTACAAGTTTAGAAGGAAGCGCCCTTGTAGCCTCTTATTTTTTAAGTGTCTTTAATAAAAAAAGGGAAAGTAGTTGAGCTGAGTTTCCATTAAAAGTAGTTTTAGAAGGAAGCTCAACAGTAGCCCTCGTTTTTTTATTTATACGCAAATCTAAGATAAATGTTTCAAACTTGCAAAAAAATTTTGTTTTATTTTTTAATTATACGCTCAATCTCTTCTATTTCTTTCTTTATCCTATCAATTGAGGCTTTTTCTATGTCTTGGTGAGGATTAGTTTCTTTTCCATAAGTCTCAAAATTCTTCTCCCTATATTCTTTATCATCAGGCCATCTATTTATTGATTTTTCACGAAACTTAAGTTGATGTCTAAGTTTTCTTAACTTTTCCTCATCACTTAGTGAGTTAAAATAACTTTCATATTCAGACTGACTTATTACTTTTACACCAAAATGACGTTTCCTTAGCATGAATAAAATTAAAAAAACCAGAACAATAATGAAAATCAAGTAAATCATTTCAATTCAATTTTGGGAAATAATTTTGATTTTACACACTCTTTAAGTGCTTTTCGAATTTCACCAACTTTACCAGGTATTACTGGATAATATAGTTCATTCACTTTATTTACTGCATAGTGAACCTCAAGGATAGTAGCCCATCCTTCTTTGCCTTTTTTCCAGGGCTCCTCATCACCAAACTTTTTATTTAAGCTCTTAACAAGTTTGTTTGTCTCATCAAGTGCTTCAGAAATCTTGTAACTCTCCCAAAGCGGCTTAATTACACCATCAATTTGTTGGTCAAATAGCACGCAGAACTCACCATCCTGAACATAACTGTAGTCAAGCTCTATACCTGAGTCATCCCCATAATCCTTAAGGAACTTTCCCGCAAGATGTCCAACTCTGGACACAAGATTACCAAAATCATCAGCAAGATGACTGTTATGAAGCTCTATAAGCTGATTTTCATCCCAACTGGAGTTACCATAAGTTCGAAGCCCAGCAAGCGCATAATACCTCACTGCATCAACACCATATTTTTCAATTTGGTCAATAGGGTCAACAACATTTCCTACAGTCTTAGACATTTTCCTTCCATTAGCATCAAGGATGGTTCCATGAACGAGCAGCTTGTCTGTATTTTTTATTCCAGCACTCAGCAATAGGCCCTGAAGTATTACAGCCTGGAACTTAAGGTTGTCTGGACCACAAATTTGAACTACTTCACTGTCAGTCCAAATTTCATCAAAGTCAGAAGAGTGGCCAATCTGGTATTGTGCAGCAAAAATATAATTTAACAATGCATCAAACCACACATATATTGTCTGCTCATCATCCCCTGGAACTGGCACTCCCCATCTCACAATATTCTTAAGTCTTGAGATTGAAATATCCTCAACAGAGTCAATTATATTTAGAAACTCACCTCTCTTAGATTTCGGCTCAATAAATTCTGTTGACTTGTATGCCCACGAATTAAGCCTATTCTTATACTTGGAAAGTCTGAAGAAGTAATTTTCTTCATTAGTGGTCTGAAGCTGTGTTGTAGGGTGGTCAGGACAAATAAAGTACTTGTGTGTTTGTAATTTTGGATTTTCCAAAGCTGGGTCAATGCCAGATATTAATTTTTCCTCAAGGTCTTTCTCAAGCTTAAATGATTCGCAACCAACGCAATAGGTTCCAGAGTATTCTTTCTTATAAATGTCTCCACGTTCAACAGCTTCATTCCAAAACTTTTGAACTCTTATAGCATGCTCACCATCTGAAGTTCTATAAAAACTATCTTGACTGAAGATTTGAAACTTAGTAATGAAATCTACCCACTTCCCATGTAAACCATCTACATATTCACGAGGAGTGATTCCTTCTTTTTTAGCTGCTTGCTGAATTTTAAGACCATGCTCATCAAGACCAATGTTGAAAAATACATTATAACCATTGTATTTAAAATAGCGTGCCAGAGCATCTCCTATAATAAACTCGAATGCATGTCCAATGTGCGGCTTTGAATTCGCATATGGAAGCGTGGTTGTTATGTATTTGTTTTTGTTCATTTTCTTAAAATTCATAAAGCTTTAATCTAATTAAAATAGGTAATTATATACTTATTTAACCATAAAAATCACAAGAGATATTTATTGTAATATTCTTTGTATTCTGTTAATTGTGATTTATAGTTATCATCAGTTAGTCTTGGTAGATTGGTTTCATTCTTTAGTGTTAAATGTTTTAAATTATATAGTTCACACCAAAAATTGTATTGACTTATATTTCCTCTCGATAGTGCATTTACTGCAAAGGTAAAATATTGAAGTATTTTCCAATCATCTCCATATAAATGTTCAACTTGAAGTCCACTATACATGGGTTTTATAAATGAGGTTTCTAATTCTTTTTTTGGCAATCCCCAGGATAAATGTTTACTCACATCTTCTATGTACATAATCTCACAAATTGTATTTACACCAGCTCCTCCATAGCTCTTATTTTTGTATGTATAGCCTTCGGTGTCTAACTCTATTATTGTTTTTGGACTATCCAATGCTTTTAACATAAATTCAAACACATCTTTTCCAGTCATATTAACAAGTTTGTTATATAACTCTTTTATAGGGATTTGTATTTTATTATTTGCCATATATGGTAGATTTTATGTAATTTTTAACCAAAGTTGGGTTAAATAAGTATATAATTACCTTAAAATATAAAGCTTAAAATTGTACCCAATATAGATGCAATCGCTAAATTTATTAAAAAAACAACTGGAATTAATATGATTAACACAACCTTTCCAATTGATAATAATTTAGCAGCAATTTTAGTAAATACCCCATAATGCCTTGTCTTGTCGGCACCTGTAATCTTAGCGATACCCTTTCCAAGGTCAGCATATTCTTGAATCTCGCTGTATTTCCAATAAAATAACCCAGCCTCAACTGCGCAAAGCAGCAATAAAATAATAAGTGTGTACATAATTGTTTTTTTATTCAGTTAAACTTCCAGTTTCCGCAAACTTCTGCAACAAAGGTAGTAATTTTTTTACATCTTCACGAGATAGATGCATTCTTGTTGATATTGAAACTTCTTTTGGAATCTCATACGGCATCCACCCGTTTTTCACACTCTCTGTAATCCCAAGCCTACGAGCATCACTGACCATAATTTCTGGTTTAGGGTCATCAACCCCAAGCCAAATACAATCTCTCGTTGCAGCTGATGACTTTTGAATTGAGCATTGACTTCCATATTGGTCTTTGAATTTTCCAATAGCAAACCCTCTTTGAGTAGATGTAATTTCAACTGGGGCTATTACGACAGTGGCAACACCTTCTGTTACATCAAAATCAAGCTCTTTTCCGTCATGATAATAATCCCACCAATCATTATCCATTGCTTCATCAACATTATCATGATTAAGCTCTAAGGTGGAGCCATCTTCAAGTCGAACCATGAACTCTTTTACATTTTCAAATAAGAAAACTGTCTCATCTGTTTCATGAACTTTAACACCATGTTCTTCTTCATATTCAATGCGGCCAAACCAAGCATTTTCTGCATCAAAAACAGGCCAACCCTCTTTATTGTATTTTTCTTTTCTAAGAGGTTGAAGTGTTATTCTTCCTTTCATGTCTTAATCATTTTTTCCATTTTTTCTTGGAGTTCCTTAATTATTTCGAGATTCTTTAACTGACAAATCTCAAGAGCCTCTGCATAGCTATCATAATAAACATTTCGCTCAACTCCTTTTGATGTCAGAAAGTTTACATCAGTCTTTTTTTCCATGACAACCCTCTCAGGTCTCCATTCAAGAGCTTTATGATTCTCATCATGAATGAAGCTGTAATGTTCTCTCCTTTGGACAATTTCCCACTTGCCCCTGACTGGCTCCTCCTTATATGGATTCCAAACAAAAGCTTCAAGTCCATTTTTTTCTATTAAAATAACAGCAGCCTTGGTTTTAAACTTCTGCGCATCTCTTAGTACTTGAGTCCACTCAAGTTCAATCAACTTAGACTCAATGTTGAATGATGAGGATTTTAAAAAACCTTTTCCACTAACTATAAAATTATTCATAATTTTTCACTTTTTTTAATAGCCAATTCTTTTTCTCACCTCTTTTTTGTTGCTCACGATTACAAATTTGAGATTATTGCGTCAGTAAACTCCTGTGTCCCTGCAAATCCTCCAAGGTCACCAGTTACGTGCTTACCCTCCTTAATTGTCTTGAAAATCGCTGCCTCAATTCGGTCAGCATTATCAAAGTCACTAATATTATTATCTCGAAGCATCATGCAGGCAGATAAAAGTAGGGATGTTGGATTTGCAATACCTTTGCCAGCGATGTCTGGGGCAGTTCCATGAATCGCCTCGTACACCGCACAGTCATCACCAATATTTGCCCCAGGAGCAACCCCAAGTCCACCAACAAGAGCAGCACACAAGTCAGAAATAATGTCACCATGAAAATTAGGCGCAACAATTACATCAAAAGTTTCTGGACGCTGAATAAGTTGCATGCACATGTTGTCAATGATTCTGTCATCCACAAAATACTTTCCACCATATTCTTTTTGATGAATATTGTTTATTGAATCCATGAACAACCCATCTGTAAATTTCATGATATTTGCCTTGTGAACAATTGTCAATCTTTTTTTGGAGATTTCTTTGTTAGGACGATTTCTGCTCTTTAGCAATTCAAGAGCATATCTTCCAATGCGCTCGCTTGCTTTCCTTGTGATAATTCGAATTGTCTCAGCAGCATCACTGCCAACCATGTGTTCAACACCAGCATAAAGACACTCGGTATTCTCACGAACAATCACCATGTCAATAACCTTATCACTCTTGAGTGGAGAATTAACACCCTCAATACTAACAATTGGCCGAACATTCGCATAGAGGTCAAGCTCCTTTCTGAGGGCAACATTTACGCTTCTAAATCCTTTTCCAACTGGAGTTGTCAGGGGTGCCTTGAGAGCAACCCTATTTTTTCTAATTGAATCGAGAACTTCTTCTGGCATAGGATTTCCGCCATTAGCACCCATCACTGTTATTCCAGCATTAATTTCTTCCCACTCAACCTGCACATCTGCAGCTTTAAATATTTGCTTTACAGAATCGACAATCTCTGGTCCAATTCCATCTCCTGGTATAAGTGTTACTTTTTTCATTTCTTCAACGTTATTTCACTATAAGTATTGTATCTGTTTGCTTTATCCTTAAAAGCGCTGCTTCCATAGAGGTGTTTAACCACATACGTCCCTGGAGTCACCCTTGCAACAACATCTCCCTCTCCAGAGTGACCAGCATCTGTCAATGTTTTCTTATCAGCACATTCCCAGCGCCAAACAGAAAGACTGATGTTTCCAAGATGTGTATACTCTTCTTCAAACTTCTTGTTAAATTTTTCATCAGCAGCTGTTGGCTTTTTATCAGAATAATCATTAGGCTCTTCTCCAAATATCAACTTATTTCCATCTTTGGATACAAACACATCCATGCTCATATTGCCCATTTGAGCATACCCAAGATTATGAGTCTTTGAAAGATAGTCTTGACGATTAAATCTTCCCTTCAGAGTTTGCAAAGAGTATTTATCTGAATATTCCTCATTCTCTGGAACACTAAATAGGCTTCCTCGACTTCCATCAACTGCACCAAAATAATTATCAATAACTACCTCTCCAGTTGGGAAATTAAGCTCGTATGTATGAACTCTTGATTTTTTATCAGACATCTCACAAACACCAGGAATATCAATTTTATGATTATAATTCTCTCCACGCTCCCACATAAAGTATTCAGCATTGTTTTCATTTTTTACGTGAACTCCCAATTTGGCTCCGCAATAATAACAACCAGTTCCATCAAGATAGATTTTTTCTCCAATTAGCCTCTTTGCTAATTTTACATCAGCACTTCCGCCATCTTCATCTCTTCTTTCGATTAGCTGATTTATTTCATCACAAGCACCTCTTCCATAGGGGGCATGACCATTGTATTCGGTCTTTAGAGTTTCTTCCTTTACGTTCTTAACTAAAGTTTCTTCAGCTTTCACGATATTTTTCTTATCCTCTTCTGAAGCCACTTTAACATTCAACTCAATTTTCTTTGCGATGCTCATATAATGCTTTAACTCTTTTGTTTTTGATAATGTGATTTTTCTCCACATTAATGGCAATGATTTATATTTACCAACTATATTTAAAATCTCATCTTCGTCAAGCTCTTCATCAAATGCTCTTTCTGAAAAATCATTCTTTAACATATACTCCCAAGCAATCGTTTTAAATGCTGGTTTCTTTTTAAGCTTGCTAAGACTTGTTTCGTTGTACATGGATACGAGTTTCTCAAACATTGTAACAGTTCCATAGATGTCTCCAATTTCATTACAGAAGTCCTTCATCCACTTTCCAGTCCCCGATGTGGTACCTCTTAAGTTTATTACAGCTCTCTGAAGTGGTCTTCGCTCTTTACCATCTTTATCCTTGATTGTAACATCTTTTTCTTTCCAAAGTCTATCACTATCTTCTTTTGAAAGAATTTCAACTTCATCAAGACTCTTAATGTGTTCTAATTTTTCTTTGTCGAAATTTAGAAAAATATATGAATCATTAAAACCCCAACGCTGGATGGTTCCAAAATCTCCTTTTTTAAGAGCTGTTTTTCTGTGTACTGGTTTTGCTATTGCTTCTTCCATCTTCTATTTTTTAAGCCATTGCCATTCCTTCAAACTTATCCATAATAACTTCAATGGAGTTATTTAAAATAAATTCATCATAATTTTTCTTACTTCCAAATGAATACTTAAACTCACCCATAACTTTCGTTAATAGAGATTTATCAAAGTCTGGAAACTTGCTCAAAACAACTCTTCCATTAAACTTTGTGACAATCTCTTTTTTGTTTTTTTCTTTTTGCTTTAAGGCTTCAAGGGCTTCAAAAAAATCAAATTCAACAAATGAGTCTATGTATTCAAATGTAATATTCTTACCTGGACTAACAATATTGTTATGCAATAGATAGCGTCTGAAATTATCAAATATTGGGTGTGTTAATTTTTTATCTGGGTCTGTAAACTCATCTGACTTTAAATAAGGAGATGATGCCACGAGGGCAAACATTTGCTCAACTGTTTCACACCCATTATAGAACAGGTTTGGGTCCATCTCAAGAAATTGAAACAACTCAAAAGCTTCATCTAATATTAGGATGTCTCCAACTTTGGATTGATGATTCTCAACGCTTAACTTTTCTTCGTAAACAACGCCTTCATCTGTTAGCTTTAACCCAGACCCCTTTATAATCTTTCCAATCAACATATTAATACCATATGCTGGGTCTTCTTTTGGGAGATAAAATGCTTCTGAAATTTTCATAATAAAATTATTGATTCAATTTATTTATACGAAAAAAAAAGAGGAATGTTTCAAATCCTCTTTTTGTTTTTATTTTTTCTATATGTAATGTGGTCAACAAATCGTCCATCAACCATATACCCCCACTCCTTAAAAGTTCTCCTTCCAACAATAGCCAGTGTATAGGTTGGAGACTTAATCATTTCCTTAATTTTATGGAAATCACTTAAATTCGCCTTAGCCATGTGACCAGACTTTCTGACCCTAAGCCTACCACTGTGAAGCTCCTCAACGTAGCCTCCGCTTAGAATCATTGTCCATATCTTCCAAGGATGGTTGTGCAAGTGGTCATCTTCATCTTTATGATAAATACCATGAATGTAAATATCAAACCAAGGAGTCTTCAATAGTCTCCATCGCTTAAAGTGAAGAACTCCTTCCTTACTCTTGATTTCTTTTATTAATTTCATTGATTTGTTTTTTAAGAAGTTCAACCTCAAGAAGTTCTTTTGTTTGATTTACCACAAATACTCCATGATAATTATGGTATACGTGAAATTCCATATCATTTTTGTTAACAATATCCATCAACACATCTCCAGTATCATATTTATAATCATGAGGAGCTACTCTTTGACCAGCTGAAGCTTGTCTTGGTCCAACCTCACAACATACCATCAGCATTGTGAGCATTGTTAATCCTAAAATCTTTTTCATAATTAATTGTTTTTACAAATGTAATAAAAAATAAGCAAAGACTCATAACCAGGTTTCTGTCTTGGGTTATCATTTGTCTATTGTCCGCTACCCGAACCTCACTGGAGCAGCTCACCCTCCTAAGCTCTGTTTGCGTTTCACCTCGGCAGGAATTTCACTTATGGTGGTACTTATAATGCCATCTTTCGAAGGCTCCCACACCGCCTAAACTGTGGTGGCCTGAGTTTGTCCTCTCCTCTCATTCGAGTCGGAGCGATAACCTCGTCTTTACTTATTTTCGTTAATTTCCCTGATTAAATGTGAATACTTATTTTCAAATTCCTTATAATTTTTTGGCATGTCAACATAGTAGTCATGTCCAATGTATAGACTACATGGTCTCTCATGCTCCGTAATAGTTGTCTTCCCCTTATCAATACCCATTGATGGCGTTCTCTCTGTCGTGTACTTAATTACAATATTCTCATTTATCCACTGAGGTCTTGAGTGATGTGTAGTCTTTAACTCAAAACCAAGTGACTTCATCTGGTTTGACATAAATTCATTGGTCTCATAGTTTTCTATGACCTCTTTAACAATTTGCATATCCCTCTTTTCACCCCATCTTCCACCCTCCTTTTGCCAGATACATAATTCATGAATTGGCCTAAGCTGTCTATCATTAAAATCTGGGTCTATTACAAATAGGCACCAACTTGCTTCTGAGCTTACAGAGCCAGACATTCTATCAGTATATGCTGAGTGTGAATCTACTTTAAATATGGCGTAGCAACCATCATCTGATACCCACTGAAGTTTCTTGTGGCTACTCCATGTAGTTCCAGAATAAAATGCCTTGAACATTTTTATTAGCTCATCGTTATACTCCTTTGGGTCAAGTCCATCTTGAATTTTTCTCAATAAATCTCTTGAGTATGCAAGTTCTTCATTAGCAAATTTGATGTCATCCTGAGCATTCTTACGGTACTCAACTTGAATTTGGTATTTTCTATTTTCAAGCTCAGCTTTCTTTTTTGATAATTCGTCAAGTTCCTCTTGAATCTTTTGATACTCAGGAATATGCCTATAGCCCTCTCTGGCATCAAGCAGTCGTTGCTCATCAGCCTTGATTAATTCCTTTATTTCTTTTTGAGTCATCGACATAATATATTATACGTGACAAAAGGAAAAATGTTTCAAAAACTAAATTTTATGACATATACGCATTGTCAAAAAAATCAGAAGCAGAATCTATAACTTTTTGAATATCAAGACCGTTGTTAATATATTTATTTCCCTTCTCTTTTAGTTCATAATATTGACTATCGGGATTCATATAATAAATACTATTAAAGACATTGAGAGATTCTTTTTCAGTTTCTGACAAATCCATCCACCAAGACATTTTATCTTCATCATCTTCAAACTCACATTCATTACCATATAAAATATCACATCTAAAGCTATTGTCTAATAAATTAAGCACTTTCTTTTTTATATCACTTCTCTTATAGAATTTTTCCCAAACTCCAAAAGCCTTTTCTCTAACATCACCATCTCTTTGTGGCATTAAACCCTTTTTTTCTTGGAAAATGTGCATCATAGCAAGCTCATAAATAAATGGCCCAAAACCTTTTTCTGCAACAACTGCTGTAACATAATAAAAATCTTTTCCATAATAATCTCTGCTTACTATAGTTATTGTAGCATAAATACTTTTTTCTTTTGGATTATATAAGACAAAATCATAACCTTGATTTATTTCTCTAATAAATAAAGCCGTTGATTCTGGTAAATCTTTTTGTCTTAGGGCAGACTCCTCAATATTATTTTCTCTAAGTTGAGCTACCATATCATGAGCATTTCCAAAGTCTTTAACTACCTCAAATCCATATCCACTGTAAAATTTAGATAGAGCATCAAGGCTAATTCTTGGTTCAAATCCAATTGGACTTGCTATTAGATATAAGGTTTTATAATCCCTTGACTTTACATATTTTATAACAGCATCCATCAGTTCCTTTCCAAATCCAGATTCTCTAAATTTAGAATAAACCTCAATGTGCTCAAGTTTTGCAGCAAAATCCTCTGGAAAATGCTGCTCAATATCTTCATCACTAAATTTAGCTGGGTCATTATCATCCATGTAACCAAATTCTGACTCTGGATGCATGCCCATATCTAAAATAGCATAACCCACTTCTTCTCCTTTTTTATTTTTAGCAATTATCTTAACCCTATCCCAATATCCATCATCATCTCCAACATCTTTAAGTTCAATATCTTCTTTAATAGATTTTTTATTTAAAAATGCCATTCTCATGCCATCAAACTCATCTTCATAAAAATCAAATTTTTCAAGAACACGCATCAACTTGTTATTAATAACAATAGCTGATATTTGCTCCGCTTCTGGGTCTTTATTGAATTTGTCAATTAAAGCCCTTATTAACACAGAAGAGTAACCTTTGTTTCTGTATCTCTTGTTAATTATTATGTCAAATCTATAATCCCAAGGCAAATAATCTTCTTCAAGAAGAATTGCTCCAATTAATTTATCACCATCAAATAACCCAATAGTTGCTGTTCCATAACTTGGAAATTGATTTCCTATTAATTTATACACTTCATCATTATACGAAGAGTCTATTTCTTTTGTATAAACTTCACTATCCGATGACTCATTAATAGTATTTTTAATAAAATCTTCTGTATTATTATGCGGATTGTCAAGGTCAAATGCGACAAGCTCACCCTTAGAATTTCTACCAAATTGAGCAGCGTGAATATCCATCCAATCATAATGTTCTCCAACATTTCTAAGAACAACTAAAACTTCTGCAAGCGTTTCTATAACTGCTTTTGGATTTGGTATTTCTTCTTTTATGTAGTCAACAAACTTCCATAGTAGTTGCATGTTTTCCTTTTCCTCAAAAAGAATTCTCAAAGCAGGAAGTCCATCATCTTTTCCTTCGCTCTTTAAAAATTCTTCAAAAGCCCATCTAACATCATCTACCTCATTTTCAATCTTAGAACTTGTATTTACCTTTTCCATTATGAGATAGTACAATACGCCACTCTTATCAACGCCTATAGCACTGGCTCCAAAATCAACATAATTACCTCCAAAACCTTTTTTTAAGAATTTAACTGGAACATTTATTTTTCCATGAGCATATGTCTTAGCTATTCCTGAAATATTTTTATTCATTACAGCCGTGCTGTCAAACATTTCATTTTTTGATATTTTTATTACCAGGTGACCCATTTTAAAAACCTCACCAGTTTGTCCACCCCCTATTCTATCTCCAATATCTTTTCGAAGCTTCATTGATAGCCAGTCTAAAAAACTTTCATCACCATGCTCGCTATATTCTTTTAACATAAAAGATTCACTCTGAATATCCTTTGAGAATAAGTCACTTTCTTTTTGTCTCCTGAAAACATGCCCTGGATATGTGACATTTGTTGTCAATATTCTCTCTGCAGCCTCATCATACTTTCCTTGCTTAACGAGTTGAATGAATTCTGACTTCCTGAAGTTTCCAATCCCCATATTGAATATCATAGATGTCATCGCATCATACATTGATTGACTTATCTCTACATTTATATTATTCTCTTTCCAGTCGTCAAGAATTTTATTAAGACCCCTCTCTGCTTCAGCTATGTCTGCCGCAAGTAACTCTTCAGCCTTTTCTCTTGTTATCTCCTGCCCAGGCTTAAACTTAGATTTATTAATTCTCTCCGCATGTCCCCATCCAACAGTAATCATACCATCTCCAAGTTTATATGCTTTCAGTACTGGCTCACCTTTTTCTTTTACAGAACCTTCTTCATGCTTAAGTATATCCACAAGAGATTCAGAAGATTTTCTTGGCTCAAACTTCAATACACTACTTTCAGTTTCATTAGAATTTTGTTCATGGCTTGCTATTGCCATGTTAATTTCTTTATTTATTTCAGGAGCATATTCATACACAGCGCTTTTTACAGCATTATATCCAAGAAGTCCTATGAGTGATAGAGCAACATACTTTGCAATCCTTATTTTTATAGACTTTGGTAGTGACTTTATTTTCTCTAACAATCTAATTAGGTACTCATAAGCCTGCTCATCAGTTCTTACATATCTTTTGGAGTCATCAATCTTACTCTTAACAAAATCCCACTCAAATGTCGGAGAAGGCTCATCACTTTCATTTAGAAAATTTTGATTAATAAAAGCAAGTGCCTCATCTATTCTCAAATTTGATTCTGAGATAATAAAATCTTTTTTCAAAACATCTCTAATGATTCTTCTTACCTCTTGAGGATTCTCCTCCAATACACCATCAGTTTCGTTTAATTTGATGTTGTAATCATAATAATTAGAAAGCTGATTGTCATTCTCAAAATATAACACATCACCAGGTGTGAAATTTACCATTTCCCTACCTTTTATGACGATTCCATCATATCCAAGCTTCTGCATCTCATCTTCAATTGTTGTTACTGCATTGAAATCTCTCTTATCTGGAAACTCTTTTCCCTTCTCCTTTGAATATTTATAAACAAGTGTATTATAAAACCAAATTTCCCACTCATTCAGGTTATTAAATACCTTCGGATTCTTAGGAATTGCTCCAACAACAAAATAAACCTTCCCATATTGCTTGGCCAAATCTTTGTTTGATAAGGCTGCTGAGTAGAGTCCTCTACCAAGCATTGCTCCAGCATTATTTTCTTGACCAACTTCTTGAACCCCTCTTATGGTTACATTCTTTCTCTTCCAAGATTTATAATCCTTATCAAAAGCCTCTTTAATACTTTCTTTCAACACACCCCTAACAGTCTCTCTAATTATAGAGTGAGTCTTTATAAGTTCAGCAAGTTTATCAGATGCCTCAGAATCAAACTTAATTCCGTTCATATCCATATCTGGAGTAAAATATCTAATCGTCAACGCACCTTCTCTTGGATGTTCGTTTTTCACAAAGAAATTAAGCCAAGTCTTTGAGTTATTGTGCTCGCCATCATGGTCAAGTATTGTTCCAGAAGGAGTAATTACACCAAAATGTTCTGGTGCATCGTAATCCAAATTATAGATAACAACCATTGGATAACCCTCAAGCTTATTCAAAGCTTGAGCTAAAATTGCACAACCACCTGCACCCCAGTCGGAGCCAGCACAATTGCTGCTATCGAGAATATCAAAAGCAGCATCAGTTCTTACTATTTTCTTAAGATTTTTCATTAAAATCCCTTATTTTTTTGCTTCAAAAAATCATCATACTTTACATAGTGAATATCAGTAATCATATCTTTTGAAATTGGCTGCCTAAGAGCATACCATTTAGATTTTTCAGACCTCTCATATGGTGGCCAAAAGTATGGATGGCCTTCCCACTTAGAATTGTCAATAGGAACATCAAACTCAAAAACAACCGCATCCTCACCATCTTCAGCTGTAGCATGAAATAGTGCGCTTTCAAAATCTGTAGATACCATGTACCAGCTCGCATTTTGATAGCCCATTGACTCAGAAGATTTCAATCCCTCATTTATAATGTTGACAGATTTTTTAATAGATGTTCCATGATATACCTTTTGTACCCTTCCCTCCCCACCTCTCTCAGAGATGAATTCAAACAAATTATTTTTTATGTGATTTATTTTGAAGCTGTCAAGATAACCTTTCTCAATAAGGTCATCTCCCCATTTTTGAAAGATTGGTATATGCGAATCTCTATCATCCCACATTTCTATTTCTCTAATACCTGGATTATACTGGAGAGCCATCTCCATCTTGTGCTTCTTATCAGAACTTGTTTCTCCACCATCATTATAAAGATAGTCGTGAAACTTAAGTCCATGCATAGAAAGTATTTTTTCCACCTGTTTACTTAATTTTCCAACTCTCCCAGTCATCATAACAACAAGGTTATTAGGATTTGAGATTTCCTTCTTATAATCTGAAATTACCCCTGAATTTGTCGGCATATCAAAAACATCTGTATCAAGTGATTCTGGAGTTCCCCACCAACCACCTGGCCATGGAGTTCCAGTTTTTCTCTCCCACTCTTGCTTGCCAGATTCTGGAGTTGGCGTGTTAACAAGTGTGCTATCAAAATCAAAAACAGAAAGTTTTGTCATATTATCAATACCCTCAACCTCCCTACTCTCTCTAATAATTTTTCTTACAATTTTCCTAACCTCACTAAGGTCTTTCATTATAGTTATATCAGCTGGGTCAAACACCATCCTTACTGTTGACCTTGTTGAGCCCCCTTGATAAGAGTCAAGAACGCCAATAACATCAATATAATCAAAACCAAACCAATCTCCAATTGCAGCTATATCATCAGTTCTTATGCCCTTGCTGGAGTCAGTAGCATAATTCAATTTTGCTATGATTGCATCGAGATTATCTGGGTCAACACCTGCATTTATAAAACCTCTTCTAACTGGCTCTATATCAATAAATCTAAACCTTTGTCCAGGAGCATTAATTATAACTCCATTTCCTGAATTTACCTTAACTTTAAGTACTTTTTCTTCAGCATTCTGATAGTCAAATGCAGGCTTATCTGAATATGTTTTTGCAACAGAATATACATTAGTCAAGAAAATGGGCTTTCTAATTTTTGCATTTTTTCTAAGCTCACCAATCGTATCAAGTATCTTAAAATATTGATTTTCATCACCAGACTCTCTTGCGGTTTTTAGCAAATTTTGTCTTCTATTCCACTCATCAATATCCTCAACATAATCTATGTTTATATGCTTTTGTGTAAATCCACCCTCTTTCTCAATATCTCTAACATCAGGTGTTCCGTGATACCAAACATCTTCCGAACCAAAATCTTCTGAAATCATTTCAAGTTCTTCCTTAGAATATTTTTCTGCTGCAGTCTTTAGATTTTCAATAGATTCTTGATAGGCCTTAGCAAGTCTTCTCGTGAGCTTTTTTTTCATCTTATCACTCAAGTGTCTCCAGCCTTCAAAATTTATCTTAAAATCTTTGTAAACTTTATTCCAATCTTCTTTTACGTCATCAAATGTTTTAAAATCCATTCCCGTCAAGACAATTTTCTGCATGGCCTGCGCATATCTTGCATTTATTTCATGAACAAGATTTAAGTAAGCCAATCTACTATTGTTGATTGCATCAATTTCTTCTGGAGTCAGTTCATCATACCCAGATTTTGTCTTCATTAACATATCAGCTTTTTCCTGGGCTGAAGTATAACTTTTCTTGAGCTGACCCCCAAACGCCTTGCCCTTACTTCTCCAAGCATCATATGCATGTTGAAGCTCATGAAGAAGGGTTGAGTAGAACATGTAAAATAACTTGAAGTAAATATCAGTTGTTGTTACCTCTCTACCATCCTTATCAAAAATTTGATTTATCTCATCAAGGTCTTTATTTTCGTATTTAAGCCAAATTTTGTAATATTCCTCATTAAAATTATTTGGCGGACCATATTCCAACTCACCCTTTATACTTTTCCTTCCTCTTATTGGAATTGATGTGGGTGCAATTCTTATGTTTGTTGACATTACGAAGTCTTCTATTTCAGAAAAACCTTCTCCATTCATCATAAGAGTATTTGCCAGTGGAATTTTTGTGATAGGCTCTTTTTCATTGCCAGTTAGCCACATAACATGAGCTTTTTCTTTCATTATTTGCTCGGCAACCAACTTTAAGACATCATTAGTAAGTTTCTCAAGGTCTTTCTGGCCAGTTTGAGTTTCCTCAATGACCGATTCCCTTAATACATTTCTAATTATTTTTCTTAATGACTCCATTAATAATAAATATTAACAAAAAAGGTGACTTCAAAAGAAAGTCACCCTCAAGATAAATATAATTACGTTACCTTACTTTTTCTATAATTATTATAGCTTATGGATTGAACTTTTCTCTATTAACTGTAGCTTTAGGAGCATTCGCTCTAACTCTATTTAGATAATCAACTATCTCATTAGGATTTAAACACCTCTTACCTACATCACTGAAGTCTCCCTCTCAATGATTTTCATTGATTTGAAGAGATTCACTAATAACTTGTCTAACTATTTTTCTTAAACTTTCACTCATTTTTTCAGTTTTTTCATTATCTAAATATTTTTTCAAACTTTCAATATTATTCACAGAAATAATTTTATCAAATCCTTCATATTGAGATACTGGTTCATAAGAAGAAAATAGTCTATCAAAAACGTAGTCATACATAGTTTTGTGTATACCTTTCTTCTTTAATTCCACTTCTCTCTTCTTGGAAACTCTTTTTATTAACTCCTCATATCCCTTAAACTCAAATTCAACTGCTATCTTAATATAATCATCTTCATTACCTTGAATTGCCTTAAGAGCATTTTTTCTCTGAAAACTATTCATATTGGTCATATCAATAACAATATCTTTTCCACTTGGATGAGCTCCAGATATTTTTTCAACCATGTTTTTATAGACCTCATCATTAGCTTTAAAAACTTTGCTGTAAATTTTATCTGAAATCCTATAGCCTTGTGGAGCATTTAGTACTTCTCCATATTTTTCGCTGTAGTCACCAATATTAGCATTTTTCAATGGCTGCTCAAACATGTCATCGTAGGACCACCCGAAAGAATTAGCCACATCAGTAACTACATCATCTCTACTTATAATATATGCTTCTGGAAAATTATTTTTAATCCACGTAGATTTGCCTACAGAAGGTGGTCCGACTAAAACA